TTATCGGCGCTTATCCACTGCCCTATGTGCCGGCTTTTGTGCGGGCGTCGTGCCGTCAGTGGTGCCCGCGGCGCCAGCCGTCGGGGGATTCTCCGCTGTGCCGGGAATTGTGCGGGCGGCCATCTGCCGCCGCGCGTCCACCTCGAGGAACGCATACGACCGCTCGGTCTGCACGCTGGTGCTGTGGCCGAGCTGGTCCCGGACCATCTCCATCGACCACCCTTGCTCCTGCAGCAGCCGGCAGCCATGGGTGCGGCGCAGGTCGTGCCAGATCAGGTTCGGGATGCCGGCGCGCTTGGCCGCCGCCTTCAGGCCCCGCAGCATGTGGCCGAACCGCTGCCCATCCTTCAGCGGCGCCCGATCGCGCTTCACGGCTCGGCTCGGCGCCCGCCCGCCGTGGAAGAACACAAACGGCTCCTTGATGTGCCGCGGCAGGCTGCGCAGGACAGCCACGGCCGGATCCAGAAGGATCGCGGTGCGGTCCCGCTTCGCCTTGGCGATCTCCTTCGGAATCTCCACCTGCCGGCGCTCGAGGTCGACCCGATCCCAGGTGAGGCCCCATTGCTCTTCGGAGCGCAGGCCGGAGTAGATCGCGAACACGATGGCGGCGCGCAGGCGCGGCGCGGCGGCCTCGAGCAGCCGGGCCTCTTCATCGCGGGTCAGGTAGCGCGTGCGCGGCGGGCTCTCCCGCAGGCCGCGCTTCTTGCGCGCCTTGAGGAAGGCGGACACGGGGTTGGTGTCCACCCACTCCTTCTCGGCGGCGAACCCATAGATCGACGACAGGCACGCGAGGTCGCGGCGCACGGTCGGCGCCGCCGCTCCCATGGACCTGCGCCACGTCTCGAAGTCCTTCAGGTCGGCCGAGCGGACATCGGCAAGCATCTTGTCGCCTAGGCGCTCATCAAGGTAGGCGATAGACCGGCCGTAGCGCTTGCGGGATGACAGGCGCAGCGTGGGGCAGTGCTCGAGGATGAAGGTGTCGGCCGCCTCGTTGACCGTGATCTTCGGTCGGTCGCCCCAATCCTCGGCCTCGAGCCGGTTCACCCACGCTCTAAGACGCTCGCGAGCGACGCTTTCAGATCGCGTCTCGAGGGACGCGCGAATTTCCTTCCCGCCCCGCTGGACGCGCCCCCACCACGTCTGCCCGCGCTTGTAGATGTTGGCCATTCGGTCACCTGCTTGCGCTGAGCATCCCACCAGCGCGCCACCACGTCCAGATCGAAGACCCAGCGGCCGTGGGCGCCGAAGGGCTGGAAGGCGCCGGGCACCTTGCCGGCGGCGGCGAGGCGGATCCAGTGGCGCGTCGTGAAGCCGTAGCGCTCCACCAGAGCCGAGGCAGGGACATGGCGCGGCATCAGGTGGGCGCCTCCGGGCGCTCGGAAAGCGCCTCCGCAAGGTCGGGGGCATCGCGCCGCGCATCGTCGATCAGGCGACTACGGAGCCGCCTTTCCAGATCACTCGCCATCGTGGCCTCCGGGTTGGGTGGTGGGGCGGACTGGTGCAGCCGCTCCCTTTTCAGGCCGGTCTAGTGCCTTGACGAAAGGCACCCAAAGTTCCGAGATGCCTGCGGCGATCAGCCAGAAACCGGCGAAGACCGGCGCGTTCCCCACGAGGCTTGTCCCCGCCGCGATCAGCCACATGCTAGTGAGCAGGCTCACTTCCCTTCCTCCCCTTCCAGGGCGGCGAGGCCGGCGCGCTCTTCCGCCGCCTTGCGGCGCGTTACAATTTCTTCTGGAGTAGGAGCGCCATTATCGGCGAGGTTCCGATCTCGGCAGTATCCCCAACCTTGGCAGGCCGTCGGGGAACGGCACGGGCCGGCCAAGCACGGTTCCGGCGTCATAAGTCTCTCCGCGATTTTCCGTCGCTTTTCAGACAGCGTCTCCATGTCTCACCCCTCCCCGTCGAGCGGGAGGGCAAGGATGGCCTCCAGCGCCATACTCAGCGCGTTGAGCGCGGCGGTTTGTGCCTTAGCCTCAGCGGTTCTGCCGCACATCAAAGCTTTGTCCTGCGCCGCTTTGCGCCCCTCAATGTGCGAGGCCAGCACAGCGCCACACCTCTCCCGCATCGCCAGGGCCGCCGGCCACGCGCTCGGCTGGGGCTGGGCCGCCACGGGTGCCGGCGCGGGCTGCGCGGGCTGGAGGGCCGAGAGGATGCGGCGCTCGTAGTCGGCCTGGGCGGCAGCCCGTGCCGCTTTCAGCGTGGCGTGACGAGAGTAATCCAGCCTTGTTCCGGAAAGCAGAAACGGTGCGCGGCCATTCAGAACGCGCTCTGGAAGGTCTGTCTGGTCTTCCACGAGGTAGTACCCGAACGGCGTCTCCGCTCGGTACGGGTTCCACTCCAGCGCCCGCACCACCGGCTCGTCCGGGCCGGGCGCCGGGGAGGCGAGGGGCTCGGTGGTGGGCGCGCGATAGGGCTGCCCCTCGCTGCCGATCTTCGGGGTCTGGTACTTGTAGGTGGCGAGCATCTTGGCCATCGCCGTGCTGGTCGTGCAAGTGTATTTGACGGCCGGCTCCCCACCCTGCTCGGGAGGGGGCGGGGAGGCGGAGAGCATGGTCTTGAAGCCGCGCGCTTGGCTCGTGGCGTTGAACTTCTGCACGACCGCGGCCATGAGCGCGTCGCCGCTGATGCCGGCGGCGTTCGCCACGAGGTCGATGCACATGATGCCGTCGGCGAGTTCTTCGGCCAGATGCTCCAGCGTGTCGCGCGAGCCCGCCCAGCCAAGGCGTTCGCGTTCCAGCTTTTTGATGACGTTGCACGCCTCGCCGATCTCGCCCGCCAGCTCGTTGCCGCGGAATGAGAGGTCGGGCTTCTGGTCCGGGCACCATTCCTCCTGGCGCGCGGCGTTGGCGCGATGGAGATCGGCGAGCGTCCACCCCTCCGGCGCGCGGGCCGGGAGCGCGGCGCGGGCCTGCCAGCCGAGCCATGCATTGTCCGGCGGCCTGGAGTTCTGCCATTGGTCGTACGCCCACTTCTCGAAAGCTTCGCGCTCGGCGGTGTCAGCGGTCATGACCGGTCTCCTGTGTCTCGTCCTCGACCCGGATCAGGACCGGGCGGATGCGCCAGCCGCGGCGCTTGGCCTCGGGCCAGCCGCCCGACCAGTAGGCGGCAGCTGCGGCTCGCGCCTCGCTGGCCAGCCCGCGCACGGTGCCGGCGACGATCACGTCGCGCTTACCGCCCGTCCACACCGCAGCGAAGGCGCGCTGCTCAGTCTTCTGCATTGGGGGCCTCCGGGGTTGGGGTGAGCGGCTCCCACAGCCGCAGCAGGTGGGCGAGGCGCGGGCGCAGAAACTCGATCACGGCCGGCTCGTCCGCGCGGCAGACCTCGATCTCGGTCCACCGGTAAAGGCCCTTGCGCTGCCCCATCCAGAACAACAGGAGCTTGCCGTTCCTGTAGTAGGGGTCGCCGTTGAAAGCCATGCCGTCGTCCTCGCTCCAGTCGAAGCGAAACAGCAGGTTCATGTCCATATCGGCGTCGCCTTCCCCCGCCAGGAAGGCCGAGAACGTCTTGTATTCCGCGTTCGGCTGATCGTTTCCGGGGGCGTAATAGTTGCCCTCGTTGCAGTAGTACGGGTGCTCGACTTCCCAAAGGTGCTTCTGCTCAGTCATCCTTGCCTCCCGCAGCGGGAGGGGCGGGGAGAGGGCGCCAGCAAGTCGGGAAGCGTTCATGCCCTGGGCATGTCGTCCAGCCGAGATCGAACTCTCGCTTCGAGCGGTTGTACTTCGTGCAACCCCAGCTGCCGGCATCGACTGGCGGACCGTCTCGCATGCCACCAAGCAAGATGAGCTTGTTCTTCGGCGCCGCGTCCATGTCGAAGTTCCACCCTCCCGCCTCACGAAGGAGAGCGGCGAGGGCCGGCCACGCCTCCACCAGGGCGCTCTCGAACTCGCTCTCGGCCGACGCCGCGAGGATCGCCGCCGTCTTCCAGGCGTCCGACGCGGGGTCATTCTCGCCGGCATCGGCAAGCTGCCGCTCGCGAGCGCGCATGTCGGTGGCGCGGTGGTGGAGCCGGTCCAGTTCGGTGATCAGGTCATTCGCCATCGGGGAACTCCCTGCGCAGCCGCTCGCGCTCGTGCGCGTCATCGCGGAGGATGTCGGGGTCGGGCGCCCGGCAATCCGGGCAGGGGACTTCTTCGCCGTCATCGTGCGGGAATCCGCATCCGTGCTCATAGACGCTGACGCGCTTGGTAATCACGCCGGACCCGCCGCATGTGCTGCAATTGTCAGGCTCGCTGTCCTCCCAAGGGCAGGAGCCCACTTCCTCCTCCATCTCGCAGGAGCGGGAGGAATAGGCGCCGCACCAGGGGCACGGACCTGACGGCGGGATGGCCACCCTCAGCGCGAGGGGCTTGGTGTCGGGGGTCATGGGGTGGCTCCAGTGGCCTTGGCGAGCGCGTCGCGGAGGCGCTTCTTCTCGGCATCCAAGAAGGCGTCGTGCTGCAACTTGATCGCCTTCTGGAACTCAGAAATCGCGGCGTTGGTCGCCTTCTCGATCTCGGTCTTGAAAGAGCGGTGGACACAGCTTTCGACAATGTGCTGGAGCCGGGACTTGCTGTAGTGCCGGTCGGTGGTTGGATTGCCGGAATTGTCGACCCGCGCTTCCAGGTAGTCCCGGCCCGTGAGGCCGATGAACTCGCGCATCGTCACGGGCTGCGCGTCCGGCTTCTGGTACGGGTATTTCGGCAGGATCGGCCGATCCAGAACGTCGGCGGCGACCGTGTACAAATGCTTGTCGGCCTGCGCGGTCACGATGGCGATGCAGCGTTCCTCGACGAGCTTCGCGAGCTTGTTGTTGCCGTACTCGCCGACGACGACGCGGGCGGCAGCCTCGACGATCAGTTCTTCCATGTCGCGCTGCGTCCAGCTCCGCATGGAGACGTGGAATTCGATGCCCTTACCTTCAGGATCCCTGGTCGCGACCATGTCGGATTGCAATTCCGGCGGCTCCTCTCCGGTGCCGTACCGCGCTTCGGCGATGTTGCCCGTGTCCATGATGACGTTGCCCATTTCGTTCTCCGATCATTTGATGATCTTGAACTTATAACCGGTTGCGTTTATAGTCAATAAAGGGTTGCGGTTATTCCAGCGTTCCGGAGGGCGATTTGACCGATAAAGCGGTAGCGGATAAGCCGAGGCGCATGGGCCGCCCGCCGCTGAAGCAGAACATCAAGACCAAGGCGACGATGGTTCGCCTCACGGAAGACGTACGCCTGCGGATCGAGACGCTTGTCGGGGAACGGCGCATGGCCGCGTTCATCCGCGAGGCAATCGAGGCCGAGCTGAAGCGCCGCGAGCGCCAGAAGCCGGAGAAGTGACCGGGCATCTATGCTGCCTCCTCAGAACGGGATTTCGTCGTCGTCCGCGGTGGGCGACGGGACGGACAGCGAGCCGGCGAACGTGGTGTCCTCCACCGGGTCCCTGGTGGCGTGCGCGCTCAGGGCGCCGAGCACGATGAACGGGCCGCCGGGGTTCAGGCGCGCGAGGCGGCGGGCCTCCGTCTTGGCGTCATGGTAGGTCCGGTGGCGGACGGTTGGCGCGCGGCCTTGCGGGCACCAGACCATGTAGAATCGCGGCGTGCTCATGCAGCCTCCAGAGGCAGGGTGTCGATGTTCCCGAGGACGGGGCGGATCATGGGCGGGGAGAAGAGCATCGGGTGGTCAGTCATTGGGCCGCCTCCATGATCGAGTCGGCCGCCATCTTCCCGCCGTGCTTGAACTCCTCTGTCATCACGCGGACGATGCCGCGCAGGTGCGACGGGTCTTCCACGACTGAGCCGACCGCCATGCCGGCGGCGTAGCCCATCAGCCGGGCGAACATGAGCACGGTGTCCCGGTCATCGCGTCCGTGCGTGTGCTCGATGTTCATCCCCTCAACGGTGGCCACCAGAAGGACCCGGAGGATGCGAAGCGCCGCCTTGGATGTGTCGTCCTCTGCAACATGCTCGGCGAAAAACGAGCGCGCCGCCCATTCATGGAAATCGTCCGCCCTCCCGGCCGCGAGAAACTCGCTCATCGCCGGCAGCTTTCGGACAAGAGGAATTCCGGCCTCGCTCATCGGGTGGTCAGTCATGGGGGCCGCCTTCCCGCCCGCGCGACGGGGAGGCCAGTCGGGCAAACGCCTCCTTGGAGTCGAACCATCTGTCGTCGCGGATGATGTGGCCGATGGCCTCGACCATGCCGCCGAGGCCCGGCTGGCTCAGCCTCACGCGCACGGACTTGCCGGGCAGGTCCTTCCAATCTTCGACGCCGGCCGCGCGCATGATGCCGGTAATCCACTCGGCCGCGAGGTTGCCCTGCTCGGCGTGCGCCCCGGCCTTGGAATCGGGGAGCCCGCCGAGCACATACCCGCCGTAGCCCTGCCCCGACCCGCCGTAGTTCAGATGGACAAACGACGTGAGGATGAAGCCGCGCTCAATGTAGAGCGTCGCCGCCTCAATGATCGCGTTCCTGATTGTCTCGTTCATGGCCTTCCATCTCCAAAGAACTGCGGCGCCAACCCCTCGCCTGGGGACAGGAACATCGCTGCCGCCAGCACCAGGGCGGCGAGGATCAGGAGGACGTGGGGGCGGGTCACAGTCCTGCCTCCTGCCGCGCCTTGAGCACGATGCCCGTCATCGCCCGGACGATGTCCTCCCGAGGGGACCTGCCCAGCCGAAGGGCGGTCGAAACGGCGTAGAGCTGGTCGGCCACCCGCAACGGGTTAATGCCGATCTGCTCCCACCAAAATTCCTCGCCATTCGAATGCTGGGCGTCCTTCCCGCCCTGGTGCACGCCTGGCGCAAGGGGCACCGTCCAGCGGTCATCCGGCTTCGCGCCGGTGGAACTGGCCTTGCCGTAGAGCGCGCTCGAATACCTGATGTGCGCGGCGTCGTTCCGCCGGGCGATGGTCGGTAGAGCGCCGGTGGCGAGGCACGGCAGGTCGCGGATCAGATCCAAGTGCGCGGCGTCTTCCTGCCGGCCACGCTCGCGAGGCGGCTTGCGGGACTTGTCCGGGCGGGCGGTCCTCTGGCCGATAGGGGGCCAGCCACCATCGGGGACGTAGCGGAGGGCCATCAGCGGGGCTCCTGCAAATGGATGGTGCGGCCCTGGCGCGCTGACCCACGCCAGAGCCGCGAGAAGGCGCCTTGCAACACCTTCCATGGGCGCGGCGGGTGTGAGGCGCCGTGGCCCGTTTCAGCCGCCGGGACGGCTCTCCCGGATCGGCCCTGCGTGGATTGCTCCACGTAGCCCATGATCGCGCCCGTCACGCGCTTGGTGATCGACATGCGCGCGCTCACCTGGCCCTTCCGGGTCAGGTAGTCGGGATGGCTCTCCAGTGCGTCGCGCACGGCGCCGTCGACGACGCGCCAGAGCTGGCGATAGGCGCGGGCGTTCTTCACTTGCCGCCTCCATCGTCGATCACCGCATCCACGAGGTCGTCCTTGAGGACGAAGCTCACGATGGAGGCCAGGAGTTGGACCGGGGCCATGCCGCGCTTCTTTGCGTGGTCGAGGAGCGTCTGCGCGAGGTCGCCGCGCAGGGTCAGTTCCACGTCGAGCACGACGGAGCCGGAGACGGCGCGGCGGGTGATCTGGCTCATGCCGCCACCTCGAACACGCCCTTGGCCGCGAGCCAGTCGAAGAGGCGCCGGGTGCGGGCGAGATCATCCCAGGCGCTGTGCACGCCAGCGCGGGGCTCCTCGCCAAGCAAAAGAGAGCACGCTTCGTCCAGCGAGGGCCATTTGAAGGTGCCATCCTCCCGGTTCGCCTCGATGCGGCAGAACGGGGTGGCGGCCTTCATGGTGTCGACGAACTCCAGCCCCGGCCGGGTCCAGAGGTCGGCGGGCTTCTTCCGACGGCGGATGCAGCCCTCGATCACCTGCCGGTCGAAGTCGATGCCGTGGCCGACGACGATCTCCGCCTGGGCCGCGAAGCCGCAAAGCATGCCGAGCGCCACGATCTCCGACACGCCGCGCTTCCCAGCAGCCCGGGTCGAGATGCCGTGCACCGCCTGGGCGCAGGGGCGCACCTGCCGGCCTTCTGCCGTGATCCGGACGTGGAAGTGGTCCGCGTCCTCCCCGCCGATGACGAGCTGAGCGGCGATGCTCACCGCCCAGGGCTGGGCGGGGTCGTCCAGCGGGACGCCGCGCTTCAGGAGGTCGGAGGATTCCACGTCAACGAAAAGCACCGAGGTCATGGGCTTTCCTCCGGGACGAAGAAGACCGCGCCGGGCTCCATCGATAGGAGCGTGAAGCCGGCGGGAAGGCTCGTGACGATGTCCGCGCGGATCGCGGCTTCGACCTCTTGGTCGGGCGCGTCGCGGCGCACCAGCGTCGTGCCGAAGCGGATCGGCTTGAGGCCGGGGTATTGGATGATCGCGGTCCAGCCGCGGTTGGCAGAATCGCTCATGCCCCCGCGATCTCCCGCACCTGGAGCGTCACGTCCTCGGCCGTGATCTCGCCCTTCGTCCGCCGGAGGTGCAGCGAGAACACCTCCCGCATGATCTCCACTTCCGCCTCGTTCGGCGGCGTCTCCAGCTTCTCGCTGAACGCCTTGTGGAGCGTGGTGAGGCTCGCCTTCTGGGTCGCCCTGGCGAGCGCCTGCGAATAGGCGGTGATGGTGTCGGAGGACAGGCCGGGCTGGGGGGCGGGTTGACCCGACCTGGCCTCCTGCTCGCCCGGCGACACGGGCGAGGTCTCTTCGGCGTGCTCCTGCTCGGAGTCGCCGGGGAATTCTTCGGTAGTCGCATCCTCAGCCGGCGGCGCGGTCTCGGCGGAAGTGGATGCGGTCTCATGGTCCGCTTCCAGATCCGTCTCGCGGTCCACATGCGCGATAGAAAATCCGGAAACCAGCGCTCCGGTGGGGGGCGCCTTGTTCAGGCGATCGGCCAGGCTGGTGACCGGCGTAGCCCGGCGCGCGCGGGCGTCATCGGCGAGATCGGCCATCTCGTCCTCGGTGTAGACGCCAAGCATCAGGGCCGGCTCATAGAAGCGGCACCATTCGCGCGTGCCGCGGTAGATCAGCATGCGGATGTGGTTCTTGGCCGCGCCCCATGGAGAATTGGACCCGGTCGTCTTCCACTCGCCCACCGATCCATCAACCAGCCGCGTACCAGGCAGGCGGACGCCGGGGGTGAGCGCCTTGATGACCTCGTCCGAAAAGTCTTGGTCGGATAGGTAGATCCGGAAGTCATCGTGGCCGGGCTTGCCCACAAAATGCTGGCGCAGCTTCAGGCCCATCTTCGCTTCAAGCACAGCGGCGACGAGCTTGCCCTCGTAGCAGAGCCTGCCATGCACCACGGACACGCATTGTGCTACGGCGAACGGGTCCAGCCCCCACCGAACAGCTTGGTTCACCACCAAGAAGCAGTTCGCCATTACTGTCTCTTGCGGCAGGACTTCCTTCTTGTCCTTGGTGCCGACGAGATAGAGCGATTCCGGGATCAGCGCCGACCGTGCCATCACGGTGGCGATGCGCTGCATGTGCTCGAATCGTCCGGTATCGAACGTCGGAATGGGGTCGATGACGAGCGCGGACTCCCTGCGCTGCGGTGCCAAGTCGTTGCTCACGCCGCCACCTCCTGCGGAAGGAGGCCCACGTCGGTCTCGGCGTCGAGGCGCTTGCGCAGCCACTCCGGCACGAACGCCTTGTGCTCACCCGGGAAGGCCTCCCATTCCCCGGTCTCCAGGCACTTCGCGAACGTGTCGATGGCGCGCCGCACCCGCCGGCGGGCGTAGCTGATCCAGACCGCGTCCACCTCGATGATGGAGACGGCATAGGGCGGAACCTTCTCGACGCAGACCAGCACGAAGGCCGTCATGTCCAGGCCCAGGACCGCCTTGAGCGCCATGCCGGTGAGCGCGCCCGCCATGTCGTAGCCGCGATCCAGGATGGCGCGCTCCATCGCGCGCGGCGCCGCGTCGGCGGCGGTCTTGAGATCCACCACCACGCCATCGGAGACGGGCAGCACGTCGGGCCGAATCTTGAGCCAGATGCCGGTGACGGGATCGCGGTAGATGATGGACCGCTCCACCTCGCCCTGCAGCAGCCCGGCCTTGATGAGCGGGTGGCGCGCCAGGGAAGCGGCGATGCCCTTGATGTGGCCCACCTGGTCGGAGGTGAGCACGGTCTTGCCGGAGTCGCGCATCAGGTCGCGCCACTCGCGCGCCGCCTTGGTCCGGTAGTCAGGGAACTCCTCCGGGCGCACGACGAAGCGCTCGCGGAAGCCGGCCTCGCCCAGGAGCAGGGTATGGGCTGCCTGGCCGAAATCGAGCGCGTCCGACTGGTCCTGCTCGACCCGGTTCGGGTTCAGGTAACTGGTGGCCCAATAGTGCGCGGGGCTGCGCAGCTCGATGGTCCGCAGGCCGGAGGACGACACGCCCGGCCCATCTGTGCAGTCGCCGTGATAACGCTCGATGTCGATCGCGTAGACGCCCGGATCCTTGACGCGCTCGGTGGGGGCAAGGGGGCGGACGGGGAAAGCCTGGGTCATGTCAGACCAGCTCCTTCTCGATGAGCAGCCATTCGGGGGCGTCGACCACCCACCCGGCCTCGCCTTCGTCGGCGCGGGTCATCTCGATCTGCGACAGCGGGAGCCACACGGTCTTCCCGGTGCTGTGGTCGCGGACCTGGACGGCGCGGTCGGTGCGCGCCAGGAGGTCGACGTTGATCTCGACGATGTCGGACTTCATGGCGCGCCTCAGTAGGTGATCGAGACGTTCGGGACGCTGCGGGCGGCGATCAGCGCGATCACCTTGTCCGCCACGTCCTCGGCGATGCCGCCCTCCATCAGCGCAGCCGCGGCGACGCGGTGCACGTGGTTCCGGCGGCGGGTGCTGGCCTCGCGGCGGGCGGCCTCCGCCTCCTCGGCGGCCTTGGCCTCCTCCTGCTCGCGCTTGATCCGGGCCTCGGTGTCCCGGACGCGCTGCTCGGCCTCCTCGGCCTGGCGCTTGAGGGCGCGCTCGCGCTCCTCCGCCGCCTCCCGCTCGCGCTGGGCGGCTTCCTCGGCACGGCGAGCCTCGGCGGCGGCCTTCTCCTCGGCCTCCCGCGTGGCGCGCTCCGCCGCCTCCCTGGCGATCTGCTCCTCGCGCTCCTTCCGCGCCCGCTCTTCCGCCTGCCGGCGCAGCTCGGCGAGTTCCGCCTGCTCGGCCTCGAATTTCTCGCGGGCCGCGATGCCGGACTCCAGGTGGAACAAGGCGATGTCCTTGGCGCGCCCATAGGCGGCCTCGAATTCCTCGCACCACGGGCCGATGGCGACGGCTTTCACATCGGCGAGGGCGGCGCGCATCTCGGCCGCGGTGAACTGCCCCTGCCCCTTGGCGCCGAGCACCTCCAGATTGGCGATGGCGGTCTTGTGGTCGGCGACGCGCTTCTCCTCGGCCTGCTCCCACTTGGTGAGCGGCTCGCGCACCTCGTCCGCCCAGGCGTCGAGGGTCTCGCGCGCAAGCCGGCGGGCCGCGTCGATCTTCTTGGGGATCTCCTTCTGCTCGTCGGCGAGGCTCTTGCCGACGGCTTCGATCCGCGTCTTCGCCTTGGTGATCTTGTGGGCGAAGGAGCGGATTTCCGCGCGCCCCTTGGTCGTCGACATGTCGGGCGCGAAGGAATCGATCTCCTTGCGCACGCGCTGCAGGAAGGGGTCGAGCCCGCCGGGGGTGGTGAAGGCTGAGAGCGCCGTCTGCGGCGGCTCGAACTGAATCAGGTCCATATCCATGACGGGTTCCCTCTTGAGGTTGGCGAGCACGGCCGCTGCGGCGCTTCCCAGCGTGCGGAAGTTCGGGGGCAGCGGTCGGCTGTTCATCGACGCACCAGGCCGGCGAGGGCGAGTTCACGCATCGCTGCCGCCCTCGATCTCGCGGATGCGCGCCGGGCGCAGGGCGCCGTGCTTGCTGAGGTAGTCCTCGGTGATCCGCATCAGGCCGAGCGGCTTCACGCCGTTCCGGATGCCGGCGCGCACGGCGCGGATGCAGTCGTTCGCGGCGCTGACCTCGCCGTTGAGCCAGCGCAGGTGCATCGAGGCGATCGCCCAGCACGAAGCGAAACCGGCGAAGAACGTCGCCAGAAGGGAGATGAGGAGCAGGCCGTCCATGGTCAGCCCGCCGCCTGGTGCTCGGCCTCGGGAAGGCCGTAGAGGATGCGCTCGCTCACGCGGTCGGCGCGGGCGGTGTCGATGGCCTCGTCCAGGCCGGCGGTGATTTCGCCGGGACCGAATCCCGCCGACTGCAGGTGCCGCATCACGGCGGCCTCGTCGCCGAGGTCGACGGCGGTGTGCTTGGTGAGTTCGCGGGCCATCAGGGCGACCCGCTCGGCGAAGTAGGCCATGATCAGACGCTCCAGCTTTCGAGGATTTCGGCGGAGGCCCGGACCTGAGCAGCCCAGGCGGCGGCGGTGAGAGAAGCCGCCGCGGTCGTCACCAGCGCGGCGCCGAGCATGAAGCCGCAGATGTAGGGCGGCAGCGGCGGGAACGGGCACAGCGCGGCCCGGCGGTCGGAGAGGCTCACGACCTCGCAGGGTTGGCGAGCCGCCGAGGCCGCGGGAGGGGAGGGGACGGCCTGCGGCGGCTCCGGCACCGGCCGGGGATGGCGGCGGGCGCGTCTGGATTTCAGGATGAAGTCGAGAAGATCAGCCATTGGCCCCTCCCAAAGCGGCACGGCCGGCATCGGTCAGCGTCCACAGCGGCGCGCGCCCGGCACGGGTGAAGGTGGCCCATCCCTTGCGCCGCCAGCGCTGGTGCGTCCGGTCGGCGTGCCGGCCCCACCAGTGCTCGGCGCCGGGCGTGCCGCGCTCGATCTGCGACATCTCGTCGAAGGTCCACGGCTTGCCGGAAAGGGCGCGCCGGATCATCGCGGCTTCAACCGCGAGCTCGATGTCCCGCGTTTCCGGCATCACGCCGCGCTCCTCTGGCTCGCGGCCGCAGCATGGGCGGCAGCAACACGGGCGGTGTCCGCCTCGTGCTGATCCAGGACGGCGTTGATCGCGGCGGCGAGCTTCGCGGCCAGCGCGTGGTCGCTCAGGAAGATTGTGACGCTCGGGCCGCAGGAGCGTGCGAACTCCATTTCGAGCGCACCGATCCCGGCGCTGGCATGCGCGCGGTGCAACGGGCCGTGCACATTGAGGGAAAAGCTCGGGTTCTCGCTCATGCGGCGCTCCTGTCGGCAGGGGTCACGATGCCGAGGCGCGCGCGGGCCGCCGAAAGTTCGGCGCGGGCGCTCTCGGAAATGGGGATCAGTCGAGCGAGCAATCGCGCCGGCGCGGCGTCGGGATGCATCGGGTGGCGCGCCGCCATCTCGGCGACGGCGGCGTCCAAGCCGACGGCGTGCACGAGGTCGAGGAAGATCGTCGCGAATGCGTCGCTGTAGGACCGGTTGTGCCAGTAGACCGGGAGGCCGGTGGCGTGGGCCATGAGCGCCGCGTTGAGCGAGACGGTGTCCACGGCGCTCGGGTCGGACACGGCCGCCAGGATCGCGTCGCGGATGGCGGGGTTCACGACGCGCCTCCCGTGGCCTTGGAGATGGCGGCGGCTTGTTCGAGCAGCCACGCGTCGTAATGGTCGTGGTCGGCAATGCCGGCAGAGAGGCTGTAGCGTCCCGGTTCGGCCGCGTAGACCTGGAGCATCTCGCGCAGCCACAGGATGAACCCAGTCATCTTGCCGCCGGGCCAGCGGACGCGGTCATGCTGCAACTGGTCTTCCGGCTTGCGCCCCTGCGCAATGCAGTACGCGACGTACCGAGGCTGGTAGGTCGTTCCCATGCTCCCCTCCTCATGAGGGGCGGCCCCGGAGAGCCGCCCGGTTGGCTCACTCCCCGGCGGACTCGGCCTTGGCCGCCTTCACCCGGCGGAGGCTGCCGAGGAAGGCCTCGTTCAGGGCCTCGCCCTCGGCCTCGAAGGCGGCGTCCGCCTCGGCTTCGGTGGTGGGCTGGGTCTGGTTGGTGGTGGCCATCGTCTGCTCCCGTTCTGATGAGCAGAGTAAAGCACTGCTTGATGTTGATATCAAACGCTACTTGATAAAAAATTCAAGCATCGCCATAGTGCCGACCAGTCGCGGTTCGGCGCGCCTCGCGAGGAGCGGGCGAAGCCGAGCGGCGGCAACGATTCCCTGATGAGGGTCCCGGCTGAGTAGGCGGGGAATCGGCTGGCGGATTACCGAGGCGCCGGGTGAAAGAGGGAGTGGGTCACAGTCCACGCCGAACCAAAGCGGCGGACCCGGACGCAGGGCACTGCGGACCAATTCAGAGGCAGGCTGCGGCGAAGCGCCCTATGAGGCCGCAGCTCGCATGCGAGACGTGGGGGTGTCCAAAGCCTCCCCTCGGCCAGCATGCAGCGGAACCCAGCACGAGCGACGACCGGCCGGCCCACGATGGCCCGCCGGCGGAAGGCCGCAGCGCCGCGCTCGCGCCGGGAGACGCTGCATGTTCAAAAGGGTGGTTATGGCTGGGAGGATAGGAACCTATCCGGATAAGTATGCTATCAGGACTATGAGAGCGGATAAAAATACTGACCTATGAATTCTTGGAGCTGCATGCGCGAGGCAAAAGAAAAACCCCGCCGGAGCGAGGTTTTCAGTCACAGACTCCAAGCCGGATTTTCAGCATGGAGATGATGTCGCGGCGCTCTACCGGTTTAAGTCCCTCAGGATCCGGGACGATGTGAGGATGACCGTCCCGGTCCTGATGGAGTGTTCCGCCATTGTATGACCTCTTCATGGGTGTGAGCCCGAGGGTCTTGATGGCGGCGCGGTATTCGTCCGCTGTCACGCGGCGTTCGCCATCGAGGCGTTGACGGTCACGTGCGCCGGCCAGAAATTACCGCTCAAGCGAGATTTCTCGACCGTCACAGCCATAACCCGATGTCCCTGGTGCTCCAGGATGTCCCGTGCGGCAATCGGCAGCCGCTCCTCGATTTCGGCCAACGATCGGCCGTGCACCATGAGGCCTGGCAGGTCGCTGCTGGTGGCCAGCAACAGGCCGGTCTCTTTGTGGCTTGCCACCTCCACGTTGATGAGTTGGTCCTTCATGATCCGCTCCAGGAGCGCGCTCCAACCCCTGATCTGAGGTTGTCCCTTCCCGCTCCACCCGCATTATGCGGCAACGAATCGTTAGCACCAAATTAACGATTGCCCATTACCCGGCGCGCCCCACGGCTCGGCGCGGAAAATCAGGGCTCCGTTCCTTCAAAGTCATCCGGGATCGCGCCGAAGCGTGCCAGGAGCACCGGCGGCCCCCATTCTCCTAGGTCCGGGTTCGGCGATGTCCGTGACCAAGCGATAACGCCGAGCTTGGTGTGCTTCAGCGCCTGGGCCTTCGCACGCGCCTGGGCCGCGCTTTGGCAGGCAATAGGCTCCTCGGCCACCGGGAAGCCGTCCATCTCGTCGAACGCCTGGACGACGTGGATTGTGACGGGCTGGCTCATGCGGAGGCTTCCTCCAGGTTCGGGAACATCTCCACGACGATGCGCCGGCCTTCATCGCCTCGGCCGCGGCATGGGGAGCAGCGGAACCGCGGCGCCATCTGTTGGGCTGGGGCCTCCGGTGGAATGCCCCAGCGTCTGAAGTGCTGCGGGAAGAAAACCCCGGCGTGGCCGCAATCGCGGCAGACGACCAGGGCCGAAGACACCTGCGAAACCAAACCGTTGGAAGCCCCCCCAGGCATTTCTTGCCCCTCATGTTCCTATTCTGTTCGCATAATGTGCGAGGTTGGGCGGGGAGTCGAATCGATTCTCTCGATTGCGATAGGGGCGATCCTCAGCCGCGGCTCGCGCCCCAGATCGCGTGCACCGTGAGCACCCGCTCGGCCGGAAAACGCAGGGTCTGCTCCTGACCTTCTGGAGGGTTGAGCTGCTCCAGCACCAGTTCCTTGGCGTTCTTGGAAACGAACCGCTTCACATAGCCGTAGGGCGGATCGCCGTCCTCGCCCTTGATCTGGACGAGCACGTAATCGCCGCGCTTCACGGGCAGCGTAGGGTGGATCGTCAGCAGATCCCCGGGCTCATAGCGCGGGAGCATGGATTCCCCGGTGTGGTAGACCGCATAGGCTCCGACCACGCCCTCCAGGGCTGGCGGACAGAGCACGTCCGCGATCTTCGAGCCGTTCAGGATGAACTTGCCGTCGTCGTTCATGCCGCCCGCCGCATGGCCGTACACCGGGATCGTCTTGTGGGAGAAGAGAAGGGGTATCGGGTGAGAAGCATCGGGAGGAGGCAGCGGCATCACCGGCCCCTCCACGACTTCTGTTTCAAGCATGGGGCCTTCGCCGGAAAGCAGCCACGCGTGCCGAGCGCCGAATTCGCGGGCGATAGTGACCAATCGATCTTTGCTTGGCCGTGGCGGTCGGCGCGCTTGGCCAGGACGTTCCGGGGTTTCCCACTGAGAAACGGATTGCACGCTCACGCCGACGCGCGCGCCGAACTCCTCCTGGGTTAGGCCGGACTGCGCTCGAAGCGCGCGGATGCGTTGATCCAAGGTCATGGGCGAAGGGTAAAGCTCGGCTTGATGAACGCGAGAAAGCAATGCTTGATTTCGACATCAAGTGATGCTTGAATTGCGCGCATGGCTGAGAAACACCCCGCCCTCATCCGCGCAATCGACGTGATCGGAACCGCCGGCGATCTGGCCGCGAAGATCGGCATCACGCCGCAGGCGCTTTCGCAGTGGAAACAGGTTCCGGCAACGCGCGTGCTGGATGTCGAGCGGATCACAGGCATCCCTCGGCAGGAGCTGAGGCCGGACATCTACGGCCCACAGCCGGCTCTCGCGCAGGAGCCGGCGGCGTGAACGTCATCGCGACAATCGAACCCTCTCATCTCCCGGCCATGATCGACCGGGCGGCGCAGGCGCTCCTCAATGCGAAAACCTCGGCCGAGGTGCTGGAAGCGAAGGAAATGGCGGGCTTCGTCTACGACGCGGCGAAGCGCTCGGCGCGGCTGTCGAAGGCGAAGGACGCCCATGACAGCCTGATTGCCGCCGCTCACCGCGCGCAGGCCGATGCCCTCGACATCGAAGCCCAGGCGAAGCGCCGGTTGGCGGATGAGTACGACGCGGCGCAGGAGCGGGGGGAGGTTGGGCAATCCGGGGCGCGAACAGACCTCGTTCCAAAGGGAAACGAGGTCGTTCCGCCGGCATCGGCGGCTGGCCTGTCCCGGAAGACCATCCACGAAGCCCGCCAAGTCCGCGACGCGGAAGCGGCCGAGCCCGGCATCGTCCGCCGCACCCTGGACGACAAGCTCTCCCGAGGCGAGGAGCCGACGCGCGCCGCACTGCGGGAAGTGGTCACGGCTGCGGCTGTGCGCGGCATGCGCGCGGAGCCATCCACGGGCCGGAAGAACCCGCTCTACGAACCGCCGACGCCCGCCGGCTCCGCCTGGGCGCATCTCTATGGATCGTGCGGCCGCATGCTCGAATGGGCGACCGACGAGAAGATCCGCCTCGCCATCGAAGGATTGGCCGAGCGCACCGACGATCAGGCCGCAAACCTCCGAGAGGTCCGGGAATGGGCGGCCCGCCTCAACCAGATCGTGGAGATGATCGATGCTGAATAGGCGGGCATCCGACTTCACCATCCTGGTGCTCAACACCGCGGCCATGGTCGGCAACAACGCCGCGCGGATCGCGGAGGCGATCATCCGACAGGCGTCCCCGCGGACCTCAGCCGAGGCGGACGCGGAGGGCGCGGACAAGGCTTTACGCATCGGTGTCATCTCCGAAGTGAAGCGCGTTCTGCGCAGGTCGCTCGACGATGCGGACCAGATCGCGTTTTCGGACATCGATCCGGCTTTCAGGCCGATCGTGCAGCGGCTCAAGTCAAAGACCTACTTCGTCGAGAGCATCGAGGAGTACGTCCTCGTGTCCCGTCTGATCGGCGAGCCTGCTCTTCTCGACGAGGCGCAGAAATTCATGCATCGCAAGGGCCAGGAATGTTTTGCCGAAGCGGATACTCTGCGGGAACTGCACCGGGCCGTCCTCGCTCGCGGTCGCGCATCATGAATCGCTTCGCCTCCGCCCTCATCCCGAACCTGCTCGACGGCGCCGTCATGGTCTTCGGCCTGGGCCTCGCCGCCGCCATCGGCCGGGCGGAGCTCGATGCATGGTGGCTCCTGATCCCCGGCTTCCTGGTTGGCTACGCCTACGACGCCGGCCGCCGCCGCGCCGCCGCCGAGCGTGACGCGCACCAAGCCGAGGCCCTGTTCGCCGCCCTGCGCGACGGCAGCGACGTGACCTGGAACGTCGTGCACTTCGACCCGCCGACGAAGGGCGATACGGCATGAACGACTGGATCGACCTTGTCCCCACGCGGAAGACCTCCGCTGCCGCATCCATCCCGGTTCGGTTCGGGCTGGTGAAGATGCGCGGCGCCCGCGCGCGGGGCATGGTGCTGATCCGGCGCGAGGTGCTGAAACCACTCAAGATGGCAACGTGGCGCGTCACCGCGCGCATCGGGCGCTCGCCGGAGCGGCGCCACCAACTGGCAGTACTGCCCGACGACGCCGGCCTCTTCGAACTGGTCGAGGTGGGCGTCGCCAAGGGGGGGGGGCGTCTTCCGGCTGAGCCTGCCGATCATCGAGACGTTCCCCGACATCGTCCTCCCTTCGGCCGCCGCGCCCCACAAGATCGAGCACGTCGGCGCGAGGCCCATCCTCGTCATCGACCTTCCCGCCGTGTGCTGGAAGGACGGCGCCACCGGAAAGCTCCGGGGGGCCGTATGACCATTTCCTTTTCCTGCGGGCTCGGCTCCTGCCGCCAAGCTGTTCCGGCCCGCTCCAACCAACATCTCCATGTCCTCCTGCTTGGTCCATCCAAGCACGGAGGTTTTGGGAGATGTCCCAAAAATCGTGGGAGCCGGAAGTGAGCGCCCTCGCCGAGGAAATGAAGGACGGATTGCGCCAGGTCGCAGGGCCGGGTGGGAGCGTGAAGGAGCGCATCGTGCGCGCCGCCCGCCGCACCGGCTTCAGCTACTGGCGCACGTTCGACCTTTGGTACGGCAAGGCCCGCCGCATCGACGGCCACGAGGTGGAAGCCGTCAGGTCAAAACAAGAGCAAGAGGAGGCACTTCGTGCCGAAACGGACGAGCTACTCGCCGAGGTTCTTGAGCGCGTGGCGGTTCTTGAGGCGGCTATTGCCGAGAGAGACGCGCAGGAAGCTTCGGGACCGCGCCCTGTCGAAGTCGGACAAGTGGGCTTGGTGGGTCGGGTTCTGGGGCGGCCTTCGGGACCGCTGATCCGGGGCCGCTGATGCTGAGCGCGGACCAGCTTCGCCGCATGCACGCGGCGCTCGGCGCCGTGCTCAAGACCTGCATTCGGGACCGGCGCGCCCTTCAGAGGAAGGACGCCGAGCACCTCCAGGGCGACCTGGAAGAACTGCACCGCCACCTGGGCGAGGCTGTGAAGAAAAGGGAGCGCCAATGACCGCGCCGATGACGAGCCGCCAGAAGACCGTGCTCGACTTCATCCGCTCCCATGTCGAGCGGAAGGGCTTTAGCCCGACCTATGCCGAGATCGCGGCGGCGGTCGGCATCAAGTCGAAGGGCGGGGTGGCGCGCATGGTCGAATGCCTGGTCGAGCGCGGCGCGATCCGCGTCCTCACGAACCGGGCGCGCGGCATCGCCCTGGTCGAGCCGGGCCTTCATCTCCTTCTCCAGCCGGATGTCGAGCGGTGCCTTCAGGACTTCGCCCGGCGGAACGGCATCGCGCCGGAGACCGCGGCAGCCGAGGCAATCCGGCATTACGTGGGAGCGGCGTGACATGGGGAAGTGGACGCAGGCCGAGATCGACGTGGTGCGCGCCGGCTGGGATAGGGGCGACACCGCAGCCCAGATTGCCGTGGCGCTCGCCGAGCGCGGGAAGATCACATCTCGCTGCGCCGTGTTGGGCGTCGTCCACCGGGAGAAGTTTCAGCGAAACCCGGTGCTGGCGAGCAGCATCGCCCCCACGGAAACCGTTGTGGAGAAAGGCGTCAGCACCAGTTCCGAAGCAAGCATGGCCGAGCCCAGGCGCCGCGTGTCCGTTGGCGAGCCCAAGCCGCGCCGCCGGGTGGCCGTGGTCCCCACGCCGCGCCCGCCGGAGCCCGAGCCGGAGCCCGTGGCCGACGTTCCGCCTCGGCCGCTTCCTCCTGAGGGCGGGCTGGCGCTGATGGACCTGGAGAACTGGCACTGCCGCTGGCCGCTCTCCGAATATCCCCACCGGTTCTGCGGCGAGAAGGCGGACGGCAGCACGTCCTGGTGCCCGGCGCATCGGTTGCGCGCGTTCGACCGGCGCCAACGGGAAGGGGTCGCGGCATGACGTGGCCTTTCGGCGATCTGAGGCCGCTCTCCTATGGCCTGATCATGGTCGACTTCCCCTGGCGGTTCTCCAACTGGTCCGCCAAGGGCGAGGTGAAGAATCCACTTGCCCACTACGAGTGCATGACGCTCGCGGAGATGAAGGCGCTCCCCATCGCCCAGCTCGCGGCCCCTGACTGCGTCCTGTGGATGTGGGCGACCAACCCCATGCTGCCGCAGGCGCTCGATGTGATGGCGGGCCTCGGCTTCACCTTCAAGACCGCGGGGCATTGGGTGAAGCGGACGCCCTCCGGAAAGCTCGCCTTCGGCACCGGCTATGTGCTGCGCAGCGCCGGCGAGCCGTTCCTGATCGGAACCATCGGCAAGCCCACCACGTCGCGTTCCGTTCGCTCCATCGTCGAGGGGCCTGTGCGCGAGCACTCGCGCAAGCCCGACGAAGCCTACGTGGCCGCTGAAGCACTGGTGCCTGGCACCGTGCGCCGCGCCGACCTCTTCTCCCGCGAAGGTCGCCCCGGATGGGATGCCTGGGGCCGGGAAGCCGGGAAGTTCAACCAAGCCGCATAGGAGCGCACCATGGGCAGGCCCAAGGGTTCGAAGAACAAGCCGAAGATTGTCCCCTCCGAAGCCGCGCCGTCGGCGGGGCACAACCAGCTCTCCGACGAGCAGGTCCAGGCCCTCTTCTTCCAGCACAAGAAGAAGTACGAGGCCGCGCTCGCCGTGAAGAAGAAGGCGGATGCCGACTTCAAGAACGCCTGCAAGCTGGCGAAGTCGGAGATCGGCGACGACGCGGTCGAGCGCATCAAGTACGCGCTGGAGCTGGAGACCGAGGAAGGCGAGGCGAAGCTGAAGGCGCGCATGGAGCGCCAGGCCGAGGTCGCCCGGTGGATGGGCCTGCCCATCGGCGCGCAGGCGAGCCTGTTCGGCGAGGACCGCACGCCCGGTGACGAGCGCGCCTTCGGCGAGGGCAAGCGCGCCGGCATGGAGGGCAAGGAGCGCCGCCCGCCCTATGACGCGGCGACCTCCCAGTTTCGGAAGTGGCTGGAGGGCTACGACGCCGGCCAGGAGGTGAACCGCTCGCTGATGGCGGACGCGATCAAGCCGCTGAGCGAGAAGGCACCGCCCGCCGACCCGTTCGACGATGCGTTTCCTGATGAGGCCTCGAACGAGGACGAGTGGGACCGCGCCGCTCCCGAGCCGGTCCACTGACCATGCGCCTCGCCGGCCTCGACATCGCCACCACCACGGGCGCGGGCCTGATCCTTGGGGCCGAAATCCGCGCCCTGAGCTTCCGGCCCCGCGAGAAACGGCCCTTCGGCCTGAAGCCGGGGGAGGTGGACTTTGCCTATGAGGGCCGGCTGGCGCGCGAATTCCGGGACTGGCTCCGGCCGCTCCTGGTGGCCGAGAGAATCGAGGCGGTCGGGATCGAGAAGCCCCTGCCGCCGAACGTCACCTATCGCAAGCCGATCGTGGACCGGAACACCGAATGGGCCGGCACGGCGATCCGCTACGAGGAGAAGGGGGGCACCACCATGGCCACGATCTTCCGGATCTACAGCTTCGTGAGCGAGGCCTTGGAAATCTGCGCCCGCCTGAACATCCGCACCGAGGTCATCTCCCAGGATGCGTGGCGCAAGAGCTTCCTTGGCTTCTCGAAGGCACCCAAGGGCACGACGGACGGGTCCGCCTGGCTCAAGGCCCAGGCGAAGGCGCAGTGCGCCCGGATCGGGGTGGAGGTGAAGAACGCGGATGCCGCCGATGCCGTGGGCGTCGTCTGGCACCTGCGGGGGATGATGGACCCGCTGAGGCAGGGCCTGTTCGCGGCGGCGGAGTAATCGCCATGGTCACGGAACTGGATCGGCTCCGAGAGGAGAACGAACTGCTGCGCCTGAGAGTCGATGAGCTGGAGGGCATCTTGCTCCGGCCCAGCCTGCCCGCCTGCGTCCGGCTGACGAGGAAGGAGGAGCAGGTGCTCTCCCTTCTGCTGGCGCGGCCCCTGGTGAGCCGAGCCGATCTGATGACGGCGCTCTACAGCCTCTCGGTCGACGACCCCCCATCAGAGCGGATCATCGACATTTTCATCTTGAGGGTGCGGCGCGCGCTGAAGCCACACGGCATCGAGATCCAGACGCGATGGGGCCAGGGCTGGTTTCTGACCAACGAGGACAAGGAACGGCTGAGGGCACTGCCATGAGACACGACGACGCCGACGAAATCCGCCACCGGCTCACAACCTCCCTTGAGCAGCTTCTCGACCATCTCCATCCGGGTTGGGTCCAGCACCGCGGGAAAGCCTTCCTCACGGCCAAGAGCCCCAAGGAACTCGGCTCCTTCCAGGTGGACCTTTCCGGCCCTCACCGGGGCCGCTGGTATCGCTTCTCCCAAGGGGTGGGCGGCGGCACGGTGGAGCTGATCGGCTACACGCTGTTCGACAACCCCCACGCCTATGCGGAGGCGTTCCGCGAGGCCCGCGCCTTCCTCGGGATGACGACCGAGACGGCCGAAGCCGGCGCCGAGCGCCGCCAGCGCCAGGAGAAAGCGGCGCGGGAGGCCCGCGAGCGCCGGGAATCGGAGGCGCGCAAGGAGCAGCAGCGCCGCGCCCGCCGGGCCGAGACCGCCGCCGAGATGTGGGCGCAGTGCTGCCCGATCCCCGGAACCCTCGCCGAGCGGTATCTGCACGGCAGGGGCATCCCGACCCCGCCCATGGGCTGGCCCGACGTGCTCGGCTTCCACGACGGCTTGGAATGGGAGCTGGGGAGCGAATGGGAGGGGCAGGGCAAGGACGCGCGCAAGGTGAAGGACGGGCCGGTTTTCCCGTGCCTGGTCGCCAGGGTGCAGGACATGGGCGGGGAGACCATCGCGGTCTGGCGTGTCTTCCTCAATCCGGAGACCGGCGGGAAGGCGCCCGTGTCGAACCCCAAGGTCGGCTTCGGACCGGCGAAGGGCGGCGCGGTGCGCATCGGCGGGGTGGGAGAGGTGATCGGCCTTGCCGAGGGGTTGGAGACCTCGCTCGCCGCCTGGACGCTGGAGGGCTATCGGCTGCCGGTGTGGGCGTCGCTCTCCACCTCCGGGATGATGGGGTTCGAGCCGCCGCTCGAAGTGGAGCGGGTGCGCCTCTACCCGGACGGCGACCTGCCCCGCAGAGGCCCTGACGGCTCCATCCTGGTCGGGCCTGGCCTCGCCGCCGCGCACACGCTGCGGGACCGGCTTGTGCCCTCCGGCATTCCGGTCGCGGTGAACCTCCCTCCCTTCCATGGGGACTTTCTGGACGTGCTCGGCGCGGTGAGGGCGACCGCATGACCATGCACATCCTCACCGGCGGAGAGGTGACCACGGGCCGGCGGAAACCGTCCGACCTTGTCGCCGAGTACGAGAGCAAGGTCGCGGCTATCCCCGAAGCCCTGGCGGCCTTCCAAGCGGCGCAGGACGCGGTGAAGACCGCCGCGACCATCGGCGGGACGTGGGGAAACTACACCCTGGAGGCCGGCCGGCTAGACGAGAGGGATATTGAGCGCAGCCTGCTTCGCTCGGCGTGGCGGCACACCTATGGCCTCTACGCGCTGGAGAACTTCGCCTCGGCTGCGGATAAGAAGCGGCTGGAGCAGATGTTCTGTGACCCGCCGCCCTTCACGGTGGAGAACATCCGCGAAAAGTTCGGCGCCTACATCATGGACCCGAGGGGCTCGATCCTGAAGGGTCTCGCCGAGCAGTTCGCCGGCCTCGACCCGGCGTTCGCGAGCCACGAGAAGATGAAGGTCGGCGTGAAGGGCCTGCCCAAGCGGGTGATCCTGCCGGGCTTCAGCGAGTACAGCTCCTGCTATGGCGCCGAGCGCGTGCGCGACATCCTCAACGCGCTGGCGGCCTATCAGGGGAAGCCGCTCATCAACCACCGCGAACTTGCGGCGCTGATGCGTGACGGTGACGCGCTGATCGAAGACGGCAACGTGCCGGCTGACCGGTACAACGAGGCCGTGGAAGTCGTAGGGCGCGGGGTGTGGCTGCGGCGGTTCAAGAACGGGCGCGGGCACCTGTTCTTCGGCCCGGAGGCACTGCGGGACATCAACCGAGCCTTGGCCGAGTTCTACGGCGACGTGCTGCCGGATGCGGCGGAAGAGCGCCCCGCCGCCCCGCGCGCCGGAACCGCGGTGTCCAAGGATCTCCAATATTACCCGACGCCGGTTGCCGTGGTCGAGCGCGTGCTTGCCGACCTCTACATCAAGGAAGGCGAGAGGGTGCTTGAGCCTTCCTGCGGATGCGGCCGATTCCTCGACGCGCTGCGCCGGCGCGGCGCCCGGCCCTTCGGCGTCGAATACGACCCCGGCCGGGCCGCTCAATGCCGGTCCAGGGGGCACAGTGTGCTCACGGCCAATTTTCTCGAAACCGAGCCGGCGCCCGACTTCGACCGGGTGGTGATGAACCCGCCTTTCTATGGACGCCACTACGCCAGGCACGTCGAGCACGCGCTGCGCTTCCTGAAGCCTGGGGGCGCGCTCACCGCCATCCTGCCGGCGACGGCCCGCTATGACCACGGGCTCCTGTCCGGCCGCTGGAGTGACCTGCCCGTGGGGGCTTTCAGCGAGAGCGGGACGAACATCAACACGACCGTGCTCACCATGTGGAGGGGCGACGCTTGACGAAGAAGATCCTTGTTGCGGACCTCCTCTGCGGAGCCGGCGGGTCGTCGACTGGGTGCCAGCGCGCGCTCGCCGACCTCGGGCTCCAGATGGAACTGGTCTGCGTCAATCACTGGCCCGTCGCTATCGAGACGCACACCAAGAATCATCCGGACGCGCGGCACTACGTCCAGGACATCGCCACCGTGCGCCCGCATCTGCTGGTGCCGGAGGGCTATCTCGACCTGCTCATGGCATCCCCAACCTGCACGCACCATTCGGTGGCGCGGGGCGGCAAGCCGACCAGCGACCAGCAGCGCTCCGACCCGTGGCACATCATCACCTGGCTCACCGAGCTGCGCGTCAAGCGGCTCATCATCGAGAATGTGTGGGAGTTCATCGGCTGGGGCCGGTGGACCCGAGGAACGGCCGGCCCATCGCCTCGCGCAAGGGCGAGTATTTCCACGCCTGGATCGAGACCTTGAAGCGCCTCGGCTTCGAGCCGGAATGGCGGCGGCTCAATGCCGCCGACTATGGCGACGCGACCACCCGCCAGCGCTTCATCCTCATGGCGCGCTCGGACGGGCGCAAGGTGCATTGGCCCATGCCGACGCATCGCAAGCGCGAGACGATCGCCGGCGACCTCTTCGCCGGCGCGCAGCCCTGGCGGCCGGCGCGGGAGATCATTGACTGGTCCATCAAGGGGCGCTCGATCTTCGACCGGCCGAAGCCGCTGGCGCCGAAGACGCTGGCGCGCATCCATGCCGGCGCCGTGAAGTTCGGCTGGCCGGAGCCGTTCCTGGTTGTGCTGCGCAACCACATGGCGGCGCAGGGCCTCGACGCGCCCCTGCCGACCATCGCCGCCGGCGGGCAGCACATCGGGCTGGCCGAGCCGGTGTTGGTGAACATGAAAAAGGGGGCGGCGGCGCGCTCCGGTGCCGAGCCGCTGCCGACACAGACCTCGGAAGCGAGCCATATCGGGATGGCTGAACCGGTCATCATGAACGGGCGGAAGGGGAACAAGGCGCAGAGCGTTTCCGAAGCGCCCATTCCGACGCTCGACACGAAAGGCGGCGTGTGGCTTGCGGAGCCTCTGGTGCTTTCCCAGCACAACAGCGGGGCGGCGCGGTCGGCGGAGGAGCCTTTGCCCACCATCACGACCGGTGGGGCGGCGACCGAGGTTCATCCCGGCTGCGCCCGGCCGATGCTGGTGCAGCCCTTCGTGCTCTCGCAGGCCTCCGGCGGCGCGCCGCGATCCGTCGCGGACCCGATCCCCACGGCGACCACGGGCGGCAACGGCGCGGCGCACGCGCTCATCTCGCCCTATTACGGCTCCGGCTCCGGCGAGACCTGCGTCTCGGCCGAGGAGCCGCTGCCCACGTGCACCGCCAAAGCGCGCTTCGGCATGGTGGTGCCGGTGACACAGTCAGGCGGCGGCGCTACCGCCCGCGACGTCGAGCAGCCGATCCCGACCCTGACCACGGCCAAGGGCGGGGAATTCGCGATCGTCATGCCGGTGACGCACCATGACGGCAGCGACCGCGTGCGCGATGCCGGCGAGCCGTTGCCGACCGTGACCGGGGCCAATCGCGGCGAGCTCGCCTTCATCGCCGCGCAGTTCGGCGAGCGCGAGGGCCAGGCGCCGCGCGTGCACGACATCGCCGATCCGGCGCCCACCATCTGCGCCACCGGCCGCGTCAACCTGGTGGAGCCCGTGGGAGAGGGACGGCGGTTCGACATCCTCTTCCGGATGCTGGAGCCGCACGAGCTGGCCAGCGCCATGGGCTTCAATAGCGAGGACCAGGCCTACGAGTTCGCGGGCACGAAGACCGAGCAGATCAAGCAGATCGGCAATGCGGTGAGCGTCGCCAAGATGCGCGCCTGCGTCGGCGCGCTGATGGCCGACGCCGCGCCCAGACGGCGCATCCCCGCCGAGTTCAAGGAAGCCGCCGAATGAGCCGCGAATCCCTCCCCAACCGCCGCGAGCACGAAGTCGTGGAACTGGAGCACCGGGGTATCGCCTACACCTTCGGCGTGGGCCGGTACGACGACGGCCGGCCGGCGGAAGCGTTCATCGACGGCACCAAGTCCGGGGCCGATGCCCAGATCGTGGCACGCGACGGTGCCATCCTCCTGTCGCTCCTGCTGCAGCACGGGTGCCCGCTGCAGGTGATCCAGCACGCTCTGAGCCGGGAGGAAGACGGCTCGCCCCAAGGGCCTATCGGCCTGCTGGTGGACGACCTCGCCGGGGGTATTCCGAGCGGGGAGGGCGAGCCGTGAGCCGCCGGGAGCAGCCCCACAACCTCGCCGCCGAGCGCGCGGTCATCGGTGCGTGCCTGAAGAGCGATTCCGCCTTCTGGTCCATCGCCGACAAGCTCCGGGCGGACCAGTTCTTCGTGCCCTTGCACCAGCAGATTTTCACCGTGATCCGGGACATCTGCACCGAGGGCCGGCTGTCCATCTCCCTCGTGGCCTCCCGTCTTCCCGCGGAGGACGAAGAGGGCCGGTCCATGATGAGCTACCTCGCGGTGCTCCTGAAGGACGCCGAGGACGTGGGGAGCCCGGACGACTTTGTGCCGGACATCGCCGACGCCGCGGCGCGGCGCCAGCTCATGGCCCTTTCCGAGATGATCGCGAAGGCGGTGCGCTCCGGCGAGAAAAACCCCATGGACATCGCGTCGGAGGCGTCCACCTGCATCCTCGACGTGATGCATGTGGCGAGCCCCAAGCGGCCGCGGCGCATCGGCGAGGTGACGAAGAGCGTGGCGCGCGATTCCCGCGCCGCCCAGGAGCGCGAGGTGCTGCCCGGCTTCGGGACGGGCATGCCCAGTCTGGACGAGATCGTGGGCCGCATTCTCCCCGGCGACCTGATCTTCCTTCTCGGCTCCCAGGGCGACGGCAAGTCCGCCATGGCGATGCAGGTCGGCATGCACGCCGCGCTCTCCCGCCCCGTGCTGCTGATCCAGATGGAGATGACCGCCGAACAGGTGGGCGCGCGCGAACTTGCCGCGGCATCGGGGATCACGGTGGGGGACATCCAGGAGGGGGCCTTCAACTTCGCCGAGCGCGACGCCCTTAAGGCGGCGGAAGCGGCGATGGAGCGGCCGGACATGATGCTACTGGACGATCCCCGCTACACCGTGCGCCAGGTGCGCGCCCACGCGATCGCCATGAAGCGGACCATGGGCCTCGGGATGATTATCATCGATCAGCTCGACAAGCTGAAGCCGGAGGGCCGGTACAAGGACCGCTTCGAGCGTCTCGCCGAGATCACCGCAGACCTGAAGGTGCTGGCGAAGGATCTCCAGGTCCCGGTGTTGTGCCTTGCCCAGCGCACCCGCGGCGGACAGAGACGCGACGACCCCACCCCTCAAATCCTCGATGCGGATGCGCAATCGATCGAGCGGGACGGGGACATCGTGCTCGCGGTCTGGCGCCGGGAATCGTGGCTCCACCAGAACAAGCCGAACAAGAACGCCGGCGGCGAGGCGTGGGAGAAGTGGGAGCACGAGGTCGGCCGGGCCTCGGGAACCGCCCAGGTCATCACGCTCAAGCACCGCCGCCGCAAGCCCTTCGAGGAACGCACCCTGAAATGGGTCGGCAAGCTCACCCGCTTCGAGGAGTTGGACTGATGGCTCAGAAGCTGATCGCCGCCGCGCGCCGGGCGCGGCAACGGGCGTGGCTGCACAAGGTGCTCACGCGCCCTCAGTGCAGCTATGCCCGCAGCCTGGAGCGCGACCAGCGCCGGGAGCACCTGCGGACGATGGCCTATGGCGGTCTGGATTGGTTGGAGGACCGCGACACCGAATGGTCGCGCGCCTTCGTCGCGGAACGCCAGCGGGTGGCCGCGTCGAAGCTGGCGGCCCGCCGCGCCGGAGACCCCCTGAACCTGACCGGGCACACCGAGAGGACCAAGGGCGAGAGGCGGGCGGCCGCCAAGAAGGCCAGGCGCGACAAGCCCACCACCGCCCGCATCGAGGACGCGGACAAGATCATGCGCACGGTGGAGGTCACGGGCCGCTTCATCCGCGGCCTTGATCCCCACCAGAAGCGGGCGATGGAGCTTTTCGACCGAGATTGGGCGCTCGCTACCCGGTCCCTGAAGTGCCCCGGCTTCGAGCCGAAGGTGGATGGAGGAAGCGCCCAGCGTGAACCCATCGCGATGATCGAGGCGCAGCGGCGGCTCGCCGGCTTGAAAGCCCACCTGGGGGAGCGGGACTGGACCTGCCTCCTGGCGATCGCCGTCGGGCGCGCCGGCGCCGCCGAGTTGCACCGCCGGGGCGGCCCCCAGCACGTCGTCGGCTCTCACGAGATCGGCCGGATCATGGACGAGGCCTCCGGGTTCTATGGGCTCGGTGGCTCGCGGAAGGACCGGTTCCTCGCCGCGTGCGTGTCCGTGGTGCGTGAGATGGAGAAGGCGGTCGGCTGACACGCTGCATGTGGTGCCCCGGCGGAAAATCGGCACCACCTATTGACACTCGGACTCAGTTCGTGATTCGTTCTAGGCAACCTCCACGAATCGCTCTTGCGTCGCCTCCTCATCGACGCATGGCCCCTGCCGCCGGGTTTGCTCCCTCTTTCACGGCGGCGGGGGCCTAGATCGTGCTCGTTGCAGCCCGCCTGGGGGTTGAGCGTCCAGGACTATTCCGCGCTCCGGCGCGCACGAGTTCGACGCGGGGAAGGGTGCCCCCCACGATGTCGCGGCCGCGCGCGTGGCCCCCGCGTCGAAGCAGTTTCGAGAGAAGGGCGGCACGTCCAGGTGAGCCCATCGCTACTGCCGCCATGGGCAAGCGGTCAATGGGGCGCGAAAGCCTGCGCTCCGCCCTCACGGGTCCGCGGTGGCTCTCGGAAGCCGTCCCCCGCTAGTCGGGCTTGAAGGCCGCGCGAGGTGCCCCATGACAGACCTCGACCATCTCGCCCTCAACGCGGGCCTGTATCTGTGCATCCTGATCTTCATAGCAGCGCTCCACCAGCCGCCCGGGGCGACGTGAAGGGTTCAATCCGCGTCATGCCCGCCGGGCGCCTCTGGTCGGTCAGCCGATCCGGCGCCGGCCGCGCTGTGCGCTCCTATCGAACGCGTCGGGCTGCGCTCCCCCACGCCCGCCTTCTCGCCGCACATGAAGGGGCCAACCTCTATGTCTTCAGCGCCTCCGGCCGGGTCGAGTGGCGAGAGCCCGCGGGGTGAACTCCTCGCCGAGGTCGTTGCCTGCAACTTCGACCAGGGATGGCTCCTGCGCTCCGACGGCGTCTACGGCGACATCCGCCGCTGGATCGACAAGGACGGCGACGACACGGGCGACCATGAGGACGCCGTGATCGCCGTCGTCGAGTGGCGCGACGGCATGTGGAGCCCGGTCGAGTTGGGAGAGCCGGAGACGGTGCAGTGAGCAAGCTCACGCCGAAGCGTGCCCGTTTCGTCGCCGAATACCTGATCGACCTCAACGCGACCCAGGCCGCGATCCGCGCGGGGTATAGCGCCAAGACGGCGAACCGCGAGGGCACGCGCCTGTTGTCAAATGCTGTAATCGCAAAAGCTGTGGCCGAAGGCGCTCAGAAACGCATTCAGAAGGCCGAGGTGAGCGCTCAGGACGTGATCGACGGCCTCTACAAGGAGGCGACGCGGGAAGGTGACGGAGCCTCCCATGCGGCCCGCGTGAGCGCCTGGGGGCTGCTCGGAAAATACCACAAGCTGTTCATCGATCGGATCGAGGCGGACGTTTCGGGCGAGATCACGGTCACGGATGCCAGAAGCAAGCTTCAATCTCTCCTCGCTCGCCAGCCTGCCCCCGCACCAGCGGGACGCGATCCTGGCTCGGCTGACGGATAAAGAGTGCCAAGCCCTCCTTCACGACTGGCAGTTCGTCGCGAGGCCGAACCAGCTTCCGCCTGACGGCGACTGGCTCATATGGCTCATTCTTGCCGGGCGCGGTTTCGGCAAGACGAGGACCGGCGCCGAGTGGGTGCGAGAGCAGTTGAAGGCTGGCGCGTCCCGCCTCGGCCTGATCGCGCCGACGGCATCCGATGCGCGCGACGTGATGGTCGAGGGAGAAAGCGGGCTCCTCGCGGTGTGCTGGGCGGGGGACCGGACAAACAAGGGCGAGATTCTCGGGCGCCCGCAATACGAGCCGTCCAAGCGCCGGCTCACATGGGCCAATGGAGCGATGGCCACGCTGTTCTCCGCCGAGGAGCCGGAGCGTCTTCGTGGGCCGCAGCACGACAGGCTCTGGTGCGATGAGCTTGCCGCCTGGAAGCACCTGAGCGAGACATGGGACATGGCGATGTTCGGCCTGCGCCTCGGGTCGCGGCCGCGCACCTGCATCACGACGACGCCGAAGCCTAAGGCGGCACTGCGCAAGATCATTGCGGATACCCGAACAGTCATCACCAGGGGGTCGACCTTCGACAACGCCGGCAATCTCGCGCCGGAGTTCCTTCAGGCGGTCAAGGAGAAATACGAGGGCACGCGGCTAGGCCGGCAGGAGTTGAACGCCGAGATGCTCGACGACGTGCCCGGCGCGCTGTGGACCGCGGCCATGCTGGAGGCCGCGCGGGTCAGCGCCGTCCCGGACATGCAGCGGGTGGTGGTCGCAATCGATCCTTCTGGCACCAAGGGTCAAGAGGATCGTGGCGACAGCGTCGGCATTGTGGTCGCCGGCAAGGGCGTCGACGGGCTCGCCTATGTCCTCGCGGACAGAACGTGCAAGCTCTCGCCGGACGGATGGGGCCGGCGGGCGACGGCGGCCTATCGCGAGTTCAAGGCGGACAGGATCGTGGCCGAGCGCAACTTTGGCGGCGCCATGGTGGAGCACGTCATCCGGACGGTGGACCCCACCGCGTCTTATCGCGAGGTGACGGCGAGCCGGGGCAAGGTCGCCCGGGCTGAGCCTGTGGCGGCGCTCTACGAGCAGGGCCGGGTGAAGCACCTGGCCGCGATGTCCGACCTCGAAGACCAGATGACCGGGTTCACCGCCGATGGCTATGTGGGTGAAGGCTCCCCCGATCGGGTGGACGCCGCGGTATGGGCGCTGACCGAGCTGATGCTCAAGGACGAGGCGCCGACGCTTCAGGTCGGCAGGCAGATCATGAGGCGCTGATGGCCGAGCAGAAGAAGAACCAGGGCTCGCCGTCCAGCGCCTACGAGGCGATGCGCGAGGACTGGTGCCTCATCGACGACATCATGGCGGGCGCGCGCCGGATCCGCGCCTGCGGCGAGAAGTACCTGCCGCGGTTCGAAGAGGAGACGCACGAGGAATACAAGCGGCGCCTGGCCGTCTCGCCCTGGCGGCCGGAGTTCGCCGACGCCCTGCGCAACCTCGCGTCCAAGCCGTTTGACAATGAGGTCGCCCTGGCCGAGGGCGCGAGCCAGAGCATCAAGGACATCGCCGAGGACGTTGATGCGCGCGGCTCCAACCTGACCGCCTTCTCCCGCGAGGTGTTCAAGGGCGGAATCCAGCGCGGCATGCACGCGATCCTCGTGGACTTCCCCGAGATGGACCCGCAGGCCACGCGGGCGGACGAACGCCGCGCCGGCGCCCGGCCCTATTGGGTGACGGTTGCCGCGACGGACATTCTCGCCCTCTACATCGGAATGGTCGACGGCAAGGAAGCTGTGGTCCACCTTCGGCTGCGGGAGAACTCGATTGAGCGCGACGGGTACGGCGAGAAGACGGTCGAGCGGGTGCGCGAGTTCAACGCCGCGCCTGGCACCGTTCCCGAATGGGTGCTCTGGCGCAAGGTGAAGGGCGCCGACGGCAAGGAGACCTGGGGAGAGGAGCGCCGCGGCTTCATCAGGCGCGGCGAGAAGACGACCATTCCGCTCGCCCTCTTCTGGACCGGCGAGCGCCACGGCGAGCAGATGGTCCAGCCCCCGCTGATCGACCTCGCTCAGATGCAGATCGAGCTGTATCAGTCGATGAGCCGAAAGGAAGAGATCCTCACCTTCGCGGGCTCCCCGATGCTCAAGGGCAAGGGCTTCAAGAAGCCGACCGAGGGCACTGTTTCGGTCGGCCCGAAGTGCGTCGTCTTCGCCCCGCCGGGCGAAAATGGAGCGGAGACCGACTTCGATTTCATCCAGCCGAACGCGGCCAACATCAAGGAAATCCGCGAGGACATCGAGGGCATCATCGCCGACATGAAGCGGCTCGGGATGCAGCCCCTCACGCCCAAGAGCGGCAACGTCACTGCCACCACGACCTCCGTCGAGGCAGCCAAGGCGCACTCCGCCGTGGAATGCTGGGCGCTCGGCCTGAAGGACGTGCTGGAGCAGGCGTTCGTCTTCACGGCGGAGTGGCTGAAGGAAGAGCCCACCGTCGAGGTGATCGTCGACACCGACTTCGCGGTGGAGCCGTTCGCCCAGGCGCCGCTGGACGCCCTCAACAAGGCCCGCGAGCGCAAGGACATCTCACAGCGGACCTATTGGGGCGGCCTGAAGCGCTTCGGCGTGCTGCCGCAGGACCATGACGCGGACGCGGAAGAGGAGGCCATCGCCAGCGAGGGCGAGGCGCCGGTTCCGGAGATCATCATCGACCCGATCACCGGGCAGCCCGTCGTCCCGCCGGCCGCATGATCACGGTCGCCTGCGTCCTGCGCTCCGGCGGCCGCTATGACGCGTCCTGGGCGGAGAAGCTGCGCAACGGCGTCGCCCGCCACCTGACGGCGCCCCATCGCTTCGTCTGCCTCACGGATACACCTCGGGAGGTGGAAGCCGCTGGCATCGAGGCGATCCCGCTTCCCGAGGATTGGCCCGGCTGGTGGGCGAAGATGTGCCTCTGGGCACCAGCGGCGGGTCTGACCGGACGAACGCTCTATCTCGACCTGGATACGGTCGTCGTCGGCTCGCTGGACGCCATCGCGGCGCACCCGCACCGCTTCTCGATGGCCCACGAGTTCTACCGGCCGCACCTCCTGTGCTCAACGGCGATGGCCTGGAGCGGGGACTGGTCCCGGCTCTACCGGGCCTTTGCAGCCGACCCGGCCGGCATCATGGCGCGCTACGACGGCCCACTTCCGGGTGGGCGCATCGGCGACCAGGCTTTCATCGAGGACTGCCTCTCCGGGGACAAGGTCGACACGTTCCGCGACCTCTTCGGCGAGCGCAGCGTGGCCTCCTACAAGGTCCACCGATGCGAGGCCGGCCCGCCGGCGGATGCAGCAGTGGTGGCTTTCCACGGCAAGCCGAAGCCCGACGACCTCAAGACAGGATGGGTTCCCGACGCATGGGCATGATCGAGCGCAACGGCTTCTGGTGGCCGTCCTCCGACGACTGGTGCTGGCGGGTCATCCACCAGGAGCTTCCCGACGTGGACCGTGCGGTCAGCTTCTGCCGCGGCCACGCGGTGGCGATCCAGGCCGGCGGGAACGTTGGCGTGTGGGCGGCGCACCTCGCGCGCACCTTCGCCCACGTCGAGACGGCGGAGCCGATGGCGGACAACTACGCATGCCTCCAGCGCAACGTGCCGTCCAACGTGAACCATCGCCGGGCCTGCTTTGGCGCCAAGCCCGGCGCGGTGGCGATGGAGGCGGTGACGGGGAACGCAGGAGCCCACTACGTCCGCGAGGGCGGAGACACGCCGGTCATCACCATCGACGCGATGGAGCTCCACGCCTGCGACCTCATCTGCCTCGATGTGGAGGGATATGAGCCCTTCGCGCTTCAGGGGGCCGAGGACACGATCCGCCGCTTCCGGCCGGTCATCATGTTCGAGGAGAAGGGCCTTTCCGAGCGGTATTTCGGCATCCCGCGCGGCGCCTGCGAATCGTGGGTGCTCGGTCTGGGCCTCGGCTACGAGGTGAAGGACCGGGTGCGGAAGGACGTGATCCTCGCGTGCTGACCGCGATCGTCATCGGCGGCGCCGCCTGCGTCTGGGATGACGTGGCGCGCGCGCTGGACCTTTTCGAACCTGGGCTCATCGTCGCGGTGAACGATGTCGGCGCCTCATGGCCCGGCCCGGTGAACGTCTGGTGCTCTCTGCACCCGGACAAGCTCCCCGCCTGGCGCGCCGAGCGTGCACGCCGCGGCTTCCCGCGAGCTGATGAGCACCTGTGCCACGTCACCGGCAAGGACGAACCCGGCGCGGATCGGCAGGTGGAGTACCGGCTTCCTGGCCAGACCTCTTCAGGCTCTTCCGGCCTGTTCGGCGTGAAGGTCGCGCTGGACGCTGGAGCGGAGCGGGTGGTGATCGCGGGCATCCCGCTTTCCACCGGCGGCGCCCACTTCTTCGACCCGAAGCCTTGGACGGCGCGGGATGGATTCGTGAAGGGCTGGCAAGAGGCCCGGCCCGCCATCGCGGACAAGGTCCGCTCGATGAGCGGCTTCACCATGAAATTGCTCGGCGCACCGACGCCGCAATGGCTCGCGGGAGCCTGATCCCCGCTCACTGCCCCGATGCGGATGCAGACGGGCGCCCCGGTCGGATGACCACCAGACGGGCGGATGCCCAGAGGACACCATGAAGCTCAAGACCGTGACCGTGGACGGCAAGACCTATGCCGAGGTGCAGGACGGCAAGCCCGTCTATGTCGGCGACGACGGCAAGGAGACGCCCTTCGACGCGCCGCACTCCGTCGCGACCATCTCCCGCCTGAACGGCGAGGCCAAGGGCCACCGCGAGGCGAAGGAGGCCGCCGAGGCGAAGCTGAAGGGCTTCGATGGCATCGAGGACGCCGCCGCCGCGCTGAAGGCGCTGGAGACCGTGAAGAACCTCGACGCCGGGCAGCTCGTCACCGCCGGCAAGGTGGAGGAGATCAAGGCCGCGGCGAAGAAGGCCGCCGAGGACCAGGTCGCGGCCGCGGCCAAGGCGGCCAACGAACAGATCAACACGCTCACCAGCGAGCGCGACAAGCTCATGGCGGACCTCTTCGGCGAGAAGGTGGGCGGCGCCTTCACGCGCTCGAAGTTCGTCACCGAGAAGGCCGCGGTCCCCGCCGACATGCTCCAGGCGATGTTCGGCTCCCGGTTCAAGGTGGAGAACGGCAAGGTGGTCGGCTACGCGGCCGACGGCCAGCCGATCTACTCCCGCACGAAGGCCGGCGAGATCGCCGATTTCGATGAGGCGCTGGAGAGCATGGTCGACGGCTATGCCAACCGCGACTCCATCCTGAAGGGCTCCGGCACCGGCTCCGGCGCCAAGCCCAACGGCGGCGCCGGCGGTGGTGGCAAGTCCATCTCCCGCAAGGAATTCGAATCTCTGCCCCCTGCCGACCGGCAGGCGCGGATCAGGGAAGGCGTGAAGCTCGTCGACTGATCGTCGACGAGGATTGCCGAACGCCCGGATGGGCGGTGGCGCACGGGCTGGATGGCCCAGCAAGCGAAATCTTCCATTCCGGAGTAAAATACCATGGCAAGCACCCTGACCGACCTCATCCCCGACATGTACGAAGCCCTCGATGTCGTGTCGCGGGAACTCACCGGCTTCATTCCGGCGGTTTCCCGTAGCTCCGGCGTCGAGCGCGCAGCCCTCAATCAGGAGGTGCTCGTCCCCGTGACGACCGCCATCGAGGGCGCCGACAACACTCCCGGCGTGAACGCCCCGGATACCGGTGATACGACCGTCGACAATGTCGCCGTGACCATCTCCAAGTCCAAGCACTGGCCGGTGCGCTGGAACGGCGAGCAGACCCGCGGGCTGATCAACGCCGGCACGTTCTCCAGCATTCAGGCGGATCGCTTTTATCAGGCGATGCGCGCTGCGGTGAACGAGATCGAGTACGACCTCTGGCTCGAAACCTACCGCCGCGCCTCCCGCGCCTACGGCACCGCCGGCACCACCCCCTTCGCGACCGCGGCGGATCTGACCGACTTCTCGGGCACCCTCCGCATCCTGGAGGAGAACGGCGCCCCCACGAACGATATCCAGCTCGTCCTGGGTCACAGCGCCATGGGCAACCTGCGCGGCAAGCAGTCGGGCCTGTTCAAGGTGAACGAGGCGGGCTCTGACGACATGCTGCGGAACGGCATGACCGACCGCATCATGAACATGGCGATTCGCCATTCGCACGCGGTCGGCCGCCACACCAAGGGCACCGCCGCGGCGTCGCCGAACTACCTCATCGACCGGGCTTCGCCGGATGGCTACGCGGTCGGCGACACCACCATCCACATCGACACCGGCTCCGGCACCCACGTCGCCGGCGATCTGTTCGTGGTGGCGGGCGACACCAACAAGTACATCATCGGTACCGGCTCGGCCTCGTCCGGCGACAAGGACATCGTCCTGAACGCGCCTGGCCTGCTGGTGGCGGCGGCGAACAATGCGGAGGTGGCGGACCTCGCCAACTACACGGCCAACGTCGCGTTCGCGCGCTCGGCGGTCGTGCTGGCGACCCGCGCCCCCGCGCTCCCGCAGGGCGGCGACTCCGCGAGCGACATCACCACGCTGGTGGACGAGCGGACCGGCCTCGCGTTCGAGGTCGCGATGTACAAGCAGTTCCTGCAGACCGTCTACCATGTGCGTCTGGCGTGGGGCTACAAGGCCATCAAGCCCGAGCACATCGGCATCCTGCTCGGCTGATCGAGCCACGGGGCCGGCCTTCGGGCCGGCCTCTCCCCTATCCGGAGCGCCGCCAATGTCCGACATCCTGCCCACCGTGCGCGTCGTCAACCCGGCGGCTCCCGGCGAGTACAAGATCATCAACGAGGCCGACCTGAAGCCGCACCACGTCCTGTGGAGCGAAGGCGCGGGAGCGCCGCCGGCCGCCGCCGGCAACGATGCTCCGGCCGAGCCGGCGGGCCAGGACCAGAAGGGCGACCCCGCCGACAAGCCGGCCGACGGCGCGCCCGCCGACCCGGCCGCCGCCGAGAAGGCGCCGCACGATGCTCCCCCCAGCCCTCCGGCGCCGCCCGCCGCGCCGCGCGATCCGCTCGACCATGACGGCGACGGCCGCAAGGGCGGTTCCGCCCCGCTAGCCACGGCCGGCAAGGGGCCGGGCGGACGCTGGTACGTCAAGCGCGCCAAGGAGATCGTCTCCGGCCCCTATCCCGATGAGACCGCTGCCCAGGCCGCGGCCGAGAAGGAGAACGCGTCGTGAGCATCGTCGTCAGCTTCTTCACGCCGAAGGGCATTGGCTCGGCGAATGCGCCGGGCGTCGGCCGGGTGCGCCTTCGCGAGACCATCACCGTCGGCTCCACCACCACGGGCACCGCCCAGGAAGGCGAGTGGGTCATGATCGGCAACAACGAATCCTCCATGGTCGCTGCCGCGCTCGGTAGCGCGCCCAACGGCGCCGCGACCGCACAGACGGAGAAGACCACGGCCGGCTTCCCCATCGCCGCCGGCGGCATCTCAATGCCGCTGGAGGCCCGCGCCAACGACAAGGTCAGCGTGGTCGCGGTCTGATGGCACTCGTGGTCGAAACCGGCGAGGGGCTGGGCGGTGCGGAGAGCTACGTCTCTGTCGCCGACTGCGCCGCCTTTGCCTCGGCGCGCGGGCTCACCTTCCCGGCCTCTCCCGAAGCCTCGGCGGAGGCCGCCCTGCGCCGCGCCACGGCGTGGGTGGACGCGACCTACAGGTCCCGGTTTCCGGGCCAGCGCCGGCGCCAGCGCGATCAGGCCCTCGAATGGCCGCGCATCGACGCCTGCGATCGCGAAGGCTACGCCATCGACTATGACAGCGTCCCGAGCGAGATCGTCATCGCCACCTGCGAAGCCGCGGTGCGCGAGCTGGCGGTGCCCGGCAGCATGGCGCCCGATCTGGAGCGCGGCGGCGCCATCAAGCGGGTGAAGGCTGGCTCGGTCGAGGTCGAGTATTCCGGCGCCGCCGACGCCACCACCACCTTCAGCGTCGTGGACAACGCGCTCGGCCCGATCCTGCGCCGGGCGACGCCGTTCACCGCGCGCGCCGTTCGGGGCTGACACTGTGACATCCCCTCTCGCCGGCCTCTCGCGCACCATCGGCAGCGCGCTTTCCGGCATCTTCTTCGACGCCGTGCTCTATCGCGACGCCGCGGCTGCGGGGCCGAACGACTGGACGCCCGGCGCGGTGACTACGACCTCCTACCCGTGCAAGGCGCTCGCCGACGCGTGGTCCGCCTACCAGATCGCAGGCGGCATGGTGGCGGGCAGCGATGCCAAGGTGCTGATCCTCGCGGCCTCCCTCTCCATCGAGCCCCAGGCGGGGGACCGGGTGACGGTGCGCGGCGAAACCTACGCGCTGGTGTCCGATGGCGGCTCGCGCCCGGCGGTCATGGGCGATCCCGCCAAGGCGCTCTGGGAATGCCGGGGGCGCCGGTGACGACGGTGGTCTATCGGGATGGCGTGCTCGCGGCCGACCGCCGCGGCTATTCCGGGTCCAAGCACCCCATAGGCACCAAGACGAAGATCCATCGCCTGGCGGACGGCTCGCTCTTCGGCTGCAGCACGCCGACGCCGGGCCTCGCCGAGAAGCTGCGGCGGTGGGTTGATGAGAACGGGGTCGAGAAGCCGACCCCCGCCACCATAGAGGCGCAGGCCATCGTGGTGCGGTCGGACGGGGCCATCTTCTACTTCAAGGACGGGGACAGCTTCTCCGGCCCGCTGGAGGCCGAGTACATGGCCATCGGCTCTGGCAGCGAATACGCCCTCGGAGCGCTCACCATGGGCGCCGACGCCGCGCACGCGGTCGAGGTCGCCATTGCCTGCGATGTGTGGAGCGGGGGCGGGGTAGAGACGCTGAGGCTGACGAGGGCATGAGCGAGCCGCAGAGCATCGAAGACCTCATCGTCGGCTGGGAAGTCTACCTCCAGCGGATGTTCCTCGATGCGGTCTACGCGATGCGTGACCGGGCGCAGATCGGGCTCCTCGCCCAGATGCTAGAGCGCGGTGACATCGAGGGCGCGGTGCGGGCCGTCGGGCTGGATCCGGTGGACTTCCGGGGGCTGGAGGCTGGGATCGCCACGGCTTTCGAGGCCGGCGGGCGGCTCACCACGACGCAGATTCCGGGGACGAAGGACCCGAGCGGCTACGTCCTGAAGATCCAGTTCGATGTGCGGGCGCCGGAGGCGGAAGCCTTCCTTCGTTCGCACAGCGCGCAGCAGGTGGTCGAGATCAACGACGACCAGCGGGCGATGCTGCGCCAGCACCTGACCGTGGCGATGGAAGAGGGGCGCAATCCCCGCACCGTGGCTTCCGAGGTTGTGGGCAAGGTGAACCCGGCGACCGGCCGGCGCGAGGGCGGCGTGCTCGGCCTCGCGTCATCCCAGGTCGAATGGGTGCACTCCTATGAGGCTCGCCTGCGCTCCGGCGACCCGGCGGAGATGAAGAAGGCCCTGGAGATGACCCTCCGGGACAAGCGCTTTGACAAGACGGTGGAGAAGGCCATCCGCGAGGGCTCGCCCATCCCGGCCGAGAAGATCGACCGCATGGTGGTGTCCTATCGCAACCGCGCCCTGACCTATCGGTCGGAGACCATCGGCCGGCTGGAGGCCATGACGGCACTGAGCGAGGGGCGAGATCAGGCCTGGCGGCAGGCCATCGCCAAAGGGCAGGTGAGGGCCGAGCACCTCATCAAGACCTGGAAGACGGCCAAGGACGAGAAGGTGCGAGGCACTCACCGGGTGCTTGAGGGGAAGATCGTCGGCTTCGATGAGTCGTTCCTGTCGCCGTCTGGTGCCATGCTGCGCTACCCGCACGATCCGAAGGCGCCCGGATACGAGATCATCGGCTGTCGCTGCACTGCCAGCTACCGCCTGGACTACACTGGGAAAATCCGCCGTGGCGACGCGTAGGGTCGGGCTCGGGAGCAAGTCCTTCGCCGCCGCCGTGAAGGCGTGGGGCGACAAGACCGAGCAGAAGATTACCATGGTCTTCCGCGAGGCGGCCACGGACCTCATCGAGACCGCGAACGAGGTGGGGCCGTCGAAGGCCAACCCGGGCTCCACCGGGACCGGGAACATGCCGGTCGCCACGGGATTTTTGCGCAACTCCGTCCAGGTCGTGCTGAACGGCCCGCTGCCGCCGGCCAACCGCAAGCGTCCGGAGAAGGGCGGGGCGGTGGCCTACAGCCCGGACTTCGAGCTCGCCATCGTCGGCGCCGTGCTGGGGGACACCATCTCAGCCGGCTGGACAGCCAACTACGCCGTCCATGTGGAGCTCGGCACCTCGAAGATGGCGCCGCGCCAGTTCGTCGGGAAGGCGGTGCAGAAGTGGGTGGCTATCGTGGATCGGGCTGTGGCCCGTCATCGCGACTAGCCCGCTCCATCGCTGCCACAAGGGCGAACTGGAACATCAGAAGGGCGCGCCGGGCCGCCTCCATCGCCGTGTTGGCGTGGACGCTCCGGCCCGGTTCCGTGCCCAGCGCTTCGCGGGCGGCAACGAGGCGCTCGTGGGCCTCTCTATCGGTCAGCATGGGAGCACCGTAGCCGAATGTCCGCGCGCCCGGAAGCGACCATCGTCGACCTGCTGTCCGCCAAGCTGGCAGCGCTCGTCTTCAGCCCTGCAATCCCCATCGCCTGGCCGCATGTGCCCTTCACCCCGCCGGCTTCACCCCGCCTGTGGCTGGAGGCGTGGCCGATGTTCAACACGACCGGCAACCTCTTCCTGGGCAACGGCGATCCATCCCTTCACCTCGGCATCATGCAGGTGACGGTTGTCTCCCCGCTCGGCGAAGGCGCCACGCCGGCCCTCGGGATAGCCGAGCAGGTGGCGGCCCACTTCGCCAAGGGCACCCGGCTCCAGTCCGAAGACGTGGATCTGAGGATCTACGAGAAGCCGAGCATTTCGACCCCGTTCAAGGACGAGGGCGACTTGAGAACAGCGGTATCAATCCGCTGGCGCGTGGTCATCTAATCGAAAGGAACCCGAGATGGCTGTCACCCCGCAGACCAATGCGGGAGCGAAGGTCTACTTCTGCTCCACTGCCCAGCCCAACCTCCCGCTCGATCAGGAGGACTTCGAGGCCCTCGTCTGGATTCAGGTCGGCAAGGTCGGGAACCTCGGCGACCTCGGCGCCACGACCAACATCGTCTCCTACGACACGTTGGACACCGACGTGACGCAGAAGGCCAAGGGCATCACCGATGCCGGCACCTTCGAGATCGAGGTGGGCCGCGTCTACAATGACGCCGGCCAGATCGCTCTCCGGGCCGCCGGCCTCACCAAGTTCAACTACGCGGTGAAGGTGGAGCTCGCCGACGCGCCATCGGCCGACTACACGAACACCATCATCTACAACTGCGGCGTCGTCACCGGCCCGACGCTCCCCGGCGGCGGCAACGAGGACTTCGTCCGCGAGACCTACAGCTTCGGCTTCAACCAGCGCGGCGTCACGGTCAACCCGGCCCTGATCCCGTCTCCGTCCTCGCCCTGATCCAGGAGCAACCTGAGTGGACATTCTCGCGATCAAGCCGAGCACCATCTCGGTCGACATCAAGCACCCGGCCACCGGGAACCCCATCGGTCTGGTCATCGAGTGCGTCTCGATGGAGAGCGACGAGGTGAAGGTGGTCGAGCGCCGCATCAAGGCGCAGGCGCTCAAGGCCCGCGGGCAGATGACGCCCGAAACCATCGACTCGAACGCCATGGCGCTGCGCGCCGCCGCCATCGTCGGCTGGGCGTGGGATGACGCGCTCACGCTCGGCAGCCTGTCGAATCCCGCGCTCACGGACGCCAACAAGGCGGCACTGCTTGCCGTGCCCTGGATCGCGAAGCAGGTGGACCAGGCGCTCGGAGACGAAGCCGCTTTTTTTCAGCAGTAGGCGACGATCTGGCGGCCTGCATCGCCCAGATCGTTCGCTACGAGACCAAGGACGAAGCCGGCGAGACGCGCCGCCAGCGCAATGAACGCTTCGGCTTTGCCGACAAGAACCCGACCATCGAACCGCCTGAAGGCGCGGCGCACATCCTCGGCTGGTTCCTCGACCTGTCGGAACGCCGTGCGCAAGGCTATTCGGGGCCAAACCCCATCAGCTTCGCGGAAATCAGCGCGTGGTGCGCCCTCACCGGGGAGCGCCCGTCCCGCGAAGAGGTCGCGATCATCCTCAAGATGGATGCCGCCTTCCTGAAGGCGGTGGCCGAGGAGCGCGACGAACAGATGGCCCGCCAGAAGGAGAAGGCGAACAATGGCGGACGTGGCAACGCTCGGCCTCAGCGTCGATAGCTCCGAACTCCTCAGGGGCAAGAAGGCGATCGATGACCTCGCCGTCTCTGCGGAGAAGGCCGAGAAGTCGGGCGGCGGTCTCACGGGCGCCCTTGGGCGCATCGAAAAGCTGCTCGCCGCGGTCGAGCGAGCGGTGCGGGATGTGGAAGGCGCCATCAACCGCATGGCGTCCGGCGCCGACGTGGCGGGGCGCGGTGTCGACGGTCTCGGCCGCTCGGCGCAGACCGCCGCAGCGAAGGTCGAAAGCCTGTCCCTGGCGGCAACCAGCGTGTCGGTCGCCTACGGCAAGGTGGACACGGCTGCGACGATGGCCGCGAGCGCGGCGACGCGGGTGGTGGGTGCCAATTCCAGCCTGTCCGCCTCTGCCACCGGCGCGGCGGCGGCGACGCGTGAGGTCGCCCAGGCTGCGATGGCGGCGGACACGGCTCTTGAGCAGCAGGCCGCCGCCGCGATCCAGGCGGCGAACGCCAACGTGCACCTCAACAAGGCGGTGAACGACAACTCCATTGCCCAAAAAGGGGGATCGTTCAACGCTGCCAACCTCGCGGCTCAGTTTCAGGACGTGGCCGTGACTGCGGCCATGGGCATGAACCCTCTCCAGATCGCCCTCCAGCAGGGCACGCAGATGGCGATGGTGTTCGGCACGACCGGTGCCGCCGGCGCGATGAAGACGCTCGGCGCGGCCTTCGCGTCGGTTTTCTCGCCGCTCTCCTTCCTCGTCATCGGCCTGACCGCGGCGACCGCTGCCGGGCTCCAGATGGTAAATTGGACCAAGCTCGCCCAAGCGGGCCTTCGCGGCCTCGCGGCTATCCTGCCCACCATCGCGCCCTATGCCGCCGCAGCCGCCGCCGGGCTCGCACTTCTCTATGCGCCGGCCATCGTCGCTGGCGTCACGTCCATGGTGGCGCTCATCGCCCGCCTGACCGTGAGCCTCGGCGCGCTGGCGGTCACGGCCGCTGCCGCCAACCCTTTCGCGGCCTTGGTGATCGGCGCTGGCCTCGCCGTCGGCGCCATGGGCGTCTTCAGCAAGGAACTGGAGAAGGTCCTCGGCTTCAACGTCGCCGCGTCAGCCCGCAAGGGCGCGAACTACATCATCGGTGCGTTCGTGGCGGCGTTCGGAGACGTGAAGTTCATTTGGTCCAACTTCCCCGCGATCATGGGTTCCGCCGCGGTCGGCGCCGCCAACGCGGTGCTCAGCGCCATGGAGACGATGATAAATGCGGGCTCCGGGCTGCTGAACACCTTCATCGGAACCGTAAACCAGGCGCTCGCCCAGCTTCCCGGTGGCGTCCAAATCGGCCAGCTTGGGCAGGCCAGCGTCGGCCGGGTCGCCGATCCCTATTCCACGTCCCTTGACGCCGCCGGCCGCGCTCGCGCGGCGCAGCAGAAGGCCGAACTGAATCGGGACTATCTCGGCCAAATCGGCAGCGCGCTGGGCAAGGGCGCCGCCTCCGCATCCGCCCAACTGAAGGAATGGGCGACGCAGCTTGGCGTGGTCGAGGAGAAGGGCAAGAAGGTCAAGACGGACGCGGAAAAGTTCGCCGACATCATGGCCGGCGCCGACCGGCGCATAGCGTCGCTTCAGGCGGAAGCCGCGGCGTTCGGCCTCACGGAAGAGGCGGCGGCTCGGCTGCGCTATGAGCAGGATCTCCTGAACCAGGCGAGCCAGCGCGACATCACCCTCTCCGCCACCCAGCGGGCCGAGCTTGCGGCGAAGGCCGCGACCATGGCGGAGGTGGAGACCGCGGCGAAGAAGGTGAAGGAGAGCTACGACTTCGTCCGCGACGCGCTGGGGGGCTTCATCAACGACCTGCGCACGGGTCTTCAGCAGGGACAGAGCTTCTGGGAGGCGTTCGGCAACGCGGCCGAGAACGTGCTGAACAAGATCATCAAGCGGATTGAGGATGATCTGGTCAACGCGCTCATGGACGCGCTGAAGGCCGGCGGCTTCAATTGGGGCAGCATCTTCAGTGCCGCGGCCGGCTCCTCCGGCTCGTGGGGCTCCGGCGGCATCGGTCATGCCGCGACCGGCGGGCGCATCGCCGGCCCGGGAACGGGCACCTCGGACACCGCCGGGCTCTTCGCGCTCTCCAATGGCGAGTTCGTCATCAACGCCGCGGCGACGCGCCGGTGGCTGCCGCTGCTCGAGGCCATCAACGACAACCAGGTCACGCGCATGGCCGCCGGCGGCGCCGTGGGCCGCTCCTACCAGCCGCGGGATTGGGGCAGCCGCATGCCGCCCGGGCGCGAGGCCGTCGCCACCAACTTCAACATGCAGGTGGTGAACAACACCGGCGTCGCGGCGCAGGGTCGGATGGAGCCCGTCCGAGGCGCGAACGGGCAGGTGACCGGCCTGAAGCTGATCCTCGAGGCGGTGCGGCAAGACCTGATCGCCGATCTTGAGCAGATGGGGCCGGTCTCCTCTGCGCACGAGAAGCGGTTCGGGCTGGCGCGCACGCGCGGCATGATCCGGGGAGGGTGATCCATGGCGCTCCCCACCTGGCCGACCGGGGTTCCCAACGCGCCCCTGCGCGATTCCTGGGACGTGGATCGCTTCAACGCCAACCTCGAAACGGAGATGGAGGCCGGCAACGTCCGCGTGCGCCGCCGGCCTTGGAACCTGATCGTGATGCAGTGGTCGCGGGTTCTGAACCCGACCCAGATGACGGCTTTCGAGACCTTCGTCACCACGACCATCTCCGGCGGGGCCGCGCGCTTCGCCATGAGCGTGAGCCTGGACGGGTCGACCTTCGTCACCCGCACGGTGCAGATGCGGGCGAAGTCGCTGAAGTATTCCTCCTTCGCGCCGGACCTGACGCAGGTGTCGTTCACCATGCTCGTGTTCCCGGCGTCCGTGACGAGTTGAGCCGATGAGCGATTGGGACGACGCCTGGGCCGAAGCGGAGGCTTCCACCGATCCGGCGGTAATGGTCTTCGACACGCTGGAGCTTCAGCACCCCGCGTTCATCGAGAGCGAGGCGGTGATCCCCCTGCGCTTCGTCTGCGACGTGGAGCCGCGCACGCTCACCATCGAGGATGGGGCGACGTTCAACGGCGGCGAGGCCGTGGTCTTCCAGCCCATCGCTTTCGAGGCGAGCATGCCGGAGTTCGCCGAGCAGCGCATCCCGGAAGTGCGCGTCGCGGTGGATAATGTGGCCCGCGAACTGATGCCCTACCTTGAAGCCGCCGTGGTGGTGCGCGCCGACCTGAAGGTGTTGGTGCGGCAGTATCGGGAAGACGACACCTCGGAGCCGGTCTATGGGCCGGTGGAGTTCGTCATCCGCAAGGTCACGGTGTCCGGCACGCGGGTTGAGGGCATGGCCCGGCTCGAAGACCTCACGAACATGAAGTTCCCGAGCCGGGTCTATAAGCGATCGGAGTTCTCGGCCCTCATGGTAGGGTAGACACGTTCGGCATTCGGCTGAAACGGAATAGACGAGGCCAGAAGAATGAAAAATGACGTCGAACTGACGAAGACCATCCTTCGGAAAATTCGTGATCGAGCCGATACGTCTCCAAAGGAGCTCCAGATCGAAGGGTTCGATCCGGAGCTTGTGGCGCGCCATGTGGAGCGACTTCACGACGATGGGTTGATCGTAGGGACCCGCTTCCGGACCTACGACAGTCCAGCCGACAGGGTTCTTGTTCGCGACTTGACAACTGACGGTCACCTGTTCTTGAACGCGATCGAGACGGGGGATGTCTGGGCAAGGATCAAGGCCGCGCTTAGCCCATCTGAAATTGGGTCTATCTCCCTCCGTGAGTTGGGCGATATAGCCAGAGAGTTGGCATCAAAAGCGATCAAGAAGAAGATGGGACTGGACTAAGCGCACGCTATCGCGCCGCGCCGGAGAGCGATTCTCGCTGCTTCAGTAAATTGTCGAGACGCTGCCGCTGTTCATCCATAGCCTTGCTCGACGAATTCAGGACGAGCTTTCCGTCAGGTCCTGCAAAATTCATGAGCGTTACAGTAAGGACAAGGTCTTTCCGGCCTTCTATTTCACTGTTTCCCCATCCTGAAAACCGATTCGGGGCCAGTCGCAGGGTTTTCGTTTCACCGGGCTCGATCCCGCCAGGAATTTCATAATTAAATTCCTGGTCCACCCATGGGACGGAACGCCCAGGCGTTTCCAGGATGCCGCGAGCGAACAATTTCTTGATCGCGACCGATCCATTATTTTTCACCTGGAATGAAATGGCCGGCTCGCGAGTGTACCCGCTATCGTTGATATAGAATTTTGAACCAGTGATATAGATTGCCCCAATGAGTTTCTGTGCAGCGGTGGCCTCTTGTTGATCGGCTGCTATGGCCGTCTTCAGCGTTGTTATTTCAGCGTCGATGGCGGCAATTTGTCGAATCCTCCTATCCTCGGCCTGCGTTTCAGCGATCTGGATAATTTCTTTTGCTGATTTTCCGCTTAGCGGCGCGGCCATCGTTGAAATAGCATTGGGCTTTGCAGATGCCGAGGCGGCGCCCGCGAGACCAGAAGACCGGACCATATCACCTACGGTCAAAGCTACGATCGCGTTACCGAGCTTCTTTTTTTCGTCATCGGGTAGCCCCTCGCCCATTCTCTTTATGCTGACCTGCATAGCTTCGTCGCTCGTTGTATCGAGCGTCGCGGCGGAGTCATTGCAGGCGGAAAGAAACAGGAATCCGGCGAGCGCAAGCGGGACCGCGTTGTTCAATTGGTGCCTCCCCAGGTTGAGCGCGGCACCGTAGCACCGCATTCCGGAAAGGAGGAGTCAGGCGCCGCGGTCTTTCTCGAGCATATGCAGCCCGGCCTCAACGAACGAGCGGATGGCGGCGGGCCGGGAAGGCTTAGGGTCGGGCTGGGCGGCGATCCAGTCATCAAGGATGGAAAGGACTTCCGGCCGCAAGCGGACCTGAATAGGCGTGCCTTTCCCCGTAGCGGGGCGCCCGCGCTTTTGTGGTTGCATTTTTTCCGTTGACCGGCTCATGAATTTAGGCAACCATAAATTTGCGAGCCGAGCAAGAGGGTGCAACCTCAAGCCCGGCCCTAACCCAGCCACGGGAGTGCACCATGGCAAAGGCTGCTGCCACCTCTACCACACCCCGCCGCCGTCCCGAAGACGCGGCAACCGTCGCCCTCATGCTGCTGAAGGCCTCGATCCTCGGCCCCGACCTGGGCGCCGCGCCGGTGAAGGTCGAGCCGAACCGCCCGGTGCTTGCCGGTGGCGCGGCCCGCAAGGCGAGGGAGACGGCCTGATGGGAACCGCTCTCACCCTCGCCGATCTGAACACGGCGGTGAACCACGAGCCGCGCATCGCGCACCGGCGTCTCGCTGATGCGCTGGGGTTTTCTCAGGTGCACAAGATGGGGCACCTCATCGAGCGTCACATCGAGGCGCTGCAACGGTTCGGCGGGGTTCCGTCCACGGTGGACGAAACCGGCCCCAAGGGCGGCCGCCCCGGCAAGACCTACTGGCTCAACAAGAAGCAGGCCCTCTACCTCTGCACCAAGAGCGAGACGGCCAACGCCACCGAGGTCACGATCCAGATGGTCGAGGTGTTCGACGCCTTCTTGAAGGGGGAGATGGTCGCTGCTGAAGCCATCCCTGTTCGGGCTCACATCCGGCGCCGGCCGAAGCCGGGCTTCGGGACGATCATCGCGGACACGAACGACCTCTACCCCTTCGTGGAGGAGGGGGACGAACTGGTGGTGGAGTTCACGCGGGACGCTGGCCTCGGCGCCGGGGAACCGCAGTCGCTGGTGGTGGCGGTCGATCCAGTTTCGGGCCGCCCGCGCCCCTGCTGGCTCATGCTGACCGGCGGAGGGGCGTTCGGGCCGGCCCAGATGATGCTCCGCCGCGTTGACGGGGCGTCGCTGCCGGTCCCCGCGAGCTTCCCGGTGATTGGCCGGGTGATCGGCGTGAACAAGCCGACCGCCGGCGAGAGGCGAGCGGAGTTGGCCCGCTGCGCCTGACGCTCAGAGGGCGGTTCTTCGGAGCCGCCCTTTTCCATGGAGGCGGTAGAGCCGCTCAGAGGCCCATCGCCTTCCGGAGGGCGGCGTTCATGCGCCCTTGCCAGCCTGGGCCGGAGGATTTGAGCGCGTCGAGAATGTCGGCGTCCAGGCGCACCGACACCTGCCGCTTGGGGGCCTCCACAGGTGGGCGACCTCGCGGGCGCGTCAGGGTGCCTTGCGCGGCCTTCAGCACCTTGCCGCCCTCGGCGACCTCGGCGCGCGCAAGCTGATCGGCGGTCCACTCCGGCGCGTCGTCCGGATCACGCCAGATAGGGGAGGACTTTTCGGGCTTCCTTGTCATGGCAATGCCTCATCGAGATTACGTGCCGCGCCTCGCCGCGCGGCGTCCACACCACCATCACGAGCCGGCCCCGGACAAAGCCGTAGGTCTGAAACCTCGGCTCGCCATAGTCGTGCCGATCATCCGCCAGCGTCAGGGTGCGCCCCGCGAACGCCTCGGCGCCGTCCACGTCCAGATCAAGCCCGCGATTGTCGAGCGTGGCTTGGCGCTTGGCGGGGTGGCTCGTGATCTTCATGTGATTATGTGTATCACGAAAATTCGTGATGTCAATTAATGTATCACGAAAAACATGCACGTACGGCCGCAACTCCTCTTGGTAGAGGGGCTCAACGGGCGGCTTTTCCATAGGAGACCGCCATGCTCGTTGATGAGGCCTGTTTAGTCGAAATGGGCGTAGGGCGGGCCGAGGCTGCCCATATTGCGCGCCGTGCATCGGAGGTCGGCAGATGTCGCGCTGGGATGGTGTTGGTGGGTCTGGAATTCACCGAATTTGAGGGTGGGCACTTCACCTGCGCCAGGGTCTTCGAAAATTCCGGTGATCGCCTGATCGTCGGCGGCGGTTATGCGCTCTGGCGTGGCGAGGTCATGCCCAAGGCCACCGGGCGCGTCCTGTTGGTGGGCGAGCCCGATTTTCTCAAGGTGCAATGACCGTTCATGGACCGTCCCGCCTATCTCCGCTCCCTCATCGGCCGCCCGTGGTCCTCCAGCGCCTCGTGCTGGCACCTCGCGCGGGAGGTGGAGCGGGAGATGTTCGGCCGGGAGCTACCGGATGCCGAGGTGCCGTCCCTGCCGTCCTGGCGATGGATGATCGAGAGCATCGAAGGCCACCCGGAACGCGCCCGCTGGCGCGAGGTGGAGCGCAGGCCGCACGGCCTCGTGACGGCAGCCGACGGCGCCCTCGTGCTCATGGCCCGCTCTAACCGGCCGGCCCATATCGGCGTCTGGCTCCGGCCGGAGCAAGCCATCATCCATGCGGACCAGGGGGCAGGCGTGATGCTGGAGCTTATGACCACCCTTCGCGCCCGTGGCTGGGCGCGCCTGCGGTTCTACGAGCCGATCTGATGCACGCTGCTGTCCACGTCACGCTGCCCGGCCACCAGGTCGCGCAGGCGCCGATCCGCGCCCGCGAAACGGTGAACGGATTCCTGCGCCGCACCGGCTGGAGCACGGACAAGCTGCCGACGATTTGCGTGCTCAACGGCAAGCCGCTCATGCGCGCCGATTGGGGCCGGCGCCGGCTGCGCAAGAAGGACCGTCTCGCGTTTGTCAGCAAGCCGCTCGGCGGCGGGTCGGCGCAGGGGAAGCAGATCGCCGGCCTCGTGGCGATGATCGCCCTCATGGCCCTCACGACGGTGGTGGCGGGGCCTCTGGCGGGCGTGCTGTTCGGTGGCGGCAAGCTGGCGGAGGGCATCATCGGCGCGGCCTTCATGGCCGGCGGCGCGTTTGCCATCAACACCCTGATCGCCCCGAAGGCGGGCGGCCAGGACGACGACCCCGGCCAGATCTACAGCTTCGGCACGCAGTCCAACTCCGCCCGCGTGCTCCAGACCATCCCGGTCTCCTATGGCCGAGTGAAGCGCGCCCCAGACTATGCCGCGGTGCCGTGGTCGGAATACCTCGGAAACGAACAGTTCCTGCACGTGGTGCTGGTCGACGGCTTGGGCAAGTACGAGCGCCACCAGATCCTTGTTGACGACACGGTGCTCTGGGATAGCGGCACGGGGATCAACTCCGAATTCAGTGGCGTCTCAATCGACTTCTATGAGCCAGGCGAGGAGATCACGTCCTTCCCGCTGAACGTGGCGACCGCCGCGGAAGTGGCTGGCCAGGAGCTTCCCGACGACCTGGAATGGGTGGGCGGTTTCATCGCCAACGCGGCCGGCACCACGGCCACCCATCTCGCGATCGATATTGGGTTCCCGGGCGGTCTCAATCAGGTCAATTCGTCGGGCGGCTTGTCCCCGGTGTTCGTGCCCATCACGGCGCAATATCGCCCGGTGGACGATCTTGGCGCGCCAACGGGCGATTGGGCCACGCTCTTCACTCAAGCTTATGGGGGGCAGACCACAAAGCCGAAGCGGTTCAGCCGCAAGGTGGCGGTCGCCCCAGGCCGGTATGAGGTCCGGTTGCGCCGGAACAATGATTCCAGCGCTGAAAGCAACATCACGGACGCTGTGGCCTGGGCGGGCCTGCGCGCCTACCTGACCGGGCCGCAGTCGTTTACCGGAGTGTCCGTGACCGCGATCACCATGCGGGCGACGCAGCAGCTCACGAGCGCGGCGGCGCAGCGCATGTCCGTCATCTCCACCCGCATCCTACCGGTGTGGAACGGCTCCGCATGGGTGGAGCAGGCGACGCGCTCTCCGGCCTGGGCGATGTGGGACATCGCGACCAATGAGGACTACGGCGCCCGGCGCGCGATTTCCAAGGTGGACCTCCAGTCCATCCTCGCCCTCGACGCCGGCGCGACCACGCGCGGCGACTGCTTCGACTTCACCTTTTCCTCGGCCATGGGCGTTCCGGAGGCGCTCGACACGGCGCTCCGCGTCACCCGCGCCAAGCACAGGTGGGCGGGCGACGTGCTCACGCTGGTGCGTGACGAGTGGCGCGACGTGCCGTCCATGATGCTGACGGACCAGGAGATCGTGCGGGGCTCGCTCTCCGTCGAATACCTGATGCAGCCGGAGGATTCCGCCGACGCAGTGATCCTGGAATACATCGATGAGAGCGTTTGGCAGCCGGCCGAGGTGCAGGTGCCCACCGACTATGCGACGGACTATCCGGTGCGCATCCAGCTCCCCGGCATCGTCCAGCGGGCGCAGGCGTACCGCGAGGCGCAGTTTCTCTATCGGCAGTCGCAATACCGCCGGGTGCGGCCCACGCTGGAGACGGAGCACGATGGCCGCCTCGTGTCGATGGGCGACCATCTCCTTGTCCAGTCCGACATCCCCGGCGCATGGGGCGCGGCCGGCAAGGTGGTGGCCGAGGATGAGGGCACCTTGACGCTGGAGCCGGCCCCGGTGTGGGCGGAGAGCGGACAGCACTACATCTCGATCCGCAACAAGTTCGGCGGCGCCTTCGGCCCGGTCAAGTGCGACCGCGGCGAGACGGACGCCGATTGCATTCTCGACCCGACCGACCTTGCCTTGGTGGAGACGCAGCAGGAAACGACCCTGGCCGAGGTTCTGGCGCGCTCGCCCGGCGCCGAGCATCCGTCCTATGCGCACGGGCTCGGCACCGCCTGGCAGCGGCGCTGCATCGCGATGACCGGCGCGCCGAGCGGCGATCGGGTGCAGCTTGTCCTCGTGGTGGACGATGAGCGCGTGCACGAAAGCAGCGGCAGCCCGGATGCCCTGCCGGCCCTCCCCACGCTGCGCCTGCCGCGCGCGCCCGTGGTCGGCGGGCTGGTGGCCAAGATCGAGCAAGGGCTGATCGAGCCGGCGCTTTCCGCCTCGTGGTGGCCGGCCGCTGGCGCGCTCTATTACGTCGCTCAGGTCTCCTATGACGACGGGGACACGTGGGAGACGCTCGCGGAGAGCCGGGACGCCGAGGCCACGTGGGTGGTGGAGCCCCGCGCCCTCAAGCTGCGCGTCGCCGCCGTGGGCTCGTCCAAGGGGCCGTGGCAGACCATCGACGTTGCGGCGCCGGACATCACCTATGAGATGGTCGAGGTCACGGTCTCCAATTTCGAGGCGTCCCTGCGGGCCGAATTCGAGCGCGTGGCCGGCGAGCAGCAGGACTATTTCGAGGCCCTGTCCGACGCCCTCGCCATGGTGCAGGCGGACATTTCGGCGCGGACCTATTCGACCTATGTGGATGAGCGCACCTCGCGCGTCGCGGCGATAGCGGGCGTGCGGGCGGAGTTCTACGAGCAGTTGCTTCTCGCCGTCGGCCCGGACAGCGCGCTCGCGGCGCAGGTCACGGCCCTCTCTGTTCAGGTGGGCGATGTCGCGGCGAGCCTGACCATCTCCGGCGTCGCCCGCGCCGGGTGGGGCTCGGCGACCGTGGCCTATGACATCGCGGCCAAGGTGGAGGCGGACGGCGAGTTCTACTCCTCCGGCCTGCGCGTCGGCCTCGTGCCTGACGGCATGGGCGGCTACACGGGCGCGGTCTACGTGATCGCGGACCAGTTCGTCGTGGGCAACGCGGCGGGCGATACGTTCTTTCCGCTTTTCACGATCAGTGGTGGGAATGCCTATCTCGACGGCAACCTCATGCTCTCGGGAACGCTCTACGCCAACCGCATCCGAACCAACGATATCGACACGGATCGCATCGCGCCCAATGCGATCACGGCCTTCGACTCCTACTACAACGATTATGCCGGTTCGGGCGGTGGAACCTTCAGCGGGGCGCGGCAATTCGCCGACGTTACTCTGAACCGCACGGCGAGCACCACTGCGCAGATCACGATTGACGTGCAGATCAGGCACACCGGCGCCGCGAACCCGAGCGCAGGGTCTATTCAGGTGCGCCGTGTGATCTCTGGCGTCTCCACGACCGTCAAGACGATGTTTTTCTTCGCGGACTCGATTGGCGTTGCCTACACGTCGCAGCATATTTTCAACTATTATGACTTCGACAACGTATCTGGATCGGTCGATTACGAGATTTGGCTTGTGACTTCGACCTATGAACAGGTCTTCCGTCAGGTCTTTGTGACGGGTCAGGAGACCAAGCGATGAAATTCATCGTGTACGACCTCATCACAGGCGAAATCCTCCACGGCGGCTCGGCGGCAAACGTCGAGCGGTGCTTGGGGCGCGTCACCTGCGGGCAGCACGAGGTAATCCGCTTTGTCGACGCCAACCCAGCCGAGCACTATGTGGTCGATGACCAGATCGTGCCGCGCCCGGCGCTCGATCTCCCGCCCGTCGCGACTGTCAGCCCGGCGCGGTGCGCGGATGACCTGACCCCGCTGCCGACCGTGTACGCCCCGCCCGGTGATGAGCCCGTCGCGGTTCTCTCCGGCCTGCCGGAAGGAACGGTGGTGGAGATGCGCGGCGAGCCTGTCCCGGTGGTGGATGGCGTCGTGTCCATCGTGCCGCAGACGACTGATCTGCATGTGGCCCCGCCCTTCCCCTGGCGCAGCGCCGACGTGCGCGTGATCCTGGAGCCCAGCGAATGACTTTCGCGATGACCTATGCCGCTGGAACCATCAGCGTCGCCAACGGCTCGACCGCCGTCACCGGCTCCGGCGTGACGTGGACGACCATCCGCGAGGGCGACTCCCTCATCGATCCCGCGACCGGAGCGCGCGGCATCATCGCCTCAATCGAGGACACCTCCGGCGCGCTGACGCTGCTCGATCCTTGGCCCGGAACGAGCCTCACCAGCGACCCCTACCGCATCGTCTATGACAGCCCCGCGCGCCGCTCTGGCGTGTCGGTCTCGGCTGCGGTGGAGGAGTTGGTCGCCAACCAAGTGCTGCTCCTTTCCCGCCGCGCCGATTACCTGGTGACCGACGCGCTCTTGGACATGCCGCCCGGCTCTCCCACGGTAGGAGATGTCTACCTGATCGGTTCCTCGCCGAGCGCCGCGTGGTCCGGAAAGGCCGGATACCTCGCCACATGGACTGCGGCGGCGGCCTGGGCATTCACCGCGCCTGAAGCCGGCATGCGCGTGGTGGATTTGAGTGTTGACCCGCCCGCCTTCTATTTTCGCGGCACCTCCGCCTGGACCATAGAGGCGGTCCCGGCCTCCGGCGTCGTCGCCGGAACCTACGGCAGCGCGACCGAGTCCCCGGTGCTCACCATCGGCGCCGACGGGCGCGTGACGGACGCGAGCACCGCGAAGACCGCTGGCAAGCGCACGATTACTGTGCCAGCCCCGCAGTTCACCGGATTCGGCGCCTCCGCCGGCACTGTGGCGCCCGCAGCGGGCTTTACCTATCCGAGTGTCAATTTCGACTCGACCATCCTGGAATACGCAGTCGCACTGCTTCCGATGCCGAAGTCGTGGGATGGCGGTTCGTTAATTTGCAAGATTGGGTGGGCGCCGTCAGATAGCAACTCTGGCGGTGTTGTTTGGGGTATACAGGCAGCCATCACAAATCCGGCTGATAGCACCAACACATTGGCGCTGGCGTTCGGCACTGCTCAGGCGGTTGCTTCCCCGGCGCCGGGGAATGCGAACCGTCTGCAAGTCGCAACCCCACCTGCCGTGACCGCGTCTGGCACGCTGGCGGCGGATGGTGTGCTCCGCCTGCAAATCGTGCGCTACCCGTCCGACGCGTCCGACACCTACGGCGCCGATGCCAAGCTCATGTACGTCCAGGTGACCTACACCGAGGACGCGGCCACCGACGACTGATCGGACATCGCCCATGCCCTCCCTTTCCCTCTCCCTCTCTCTTTCCAGCCTCGCTGTCCTCGGCGGGGGGCGCTCGCCCACCCTGTCGATCATGGGCAACCGCAATGCCTTGGCGACGGCGACGCGGACGGCGCAGTATTTCGCGAGCGCGATCATCCGCAAGAATGGTCCTCGGCCCATCAAAAGGGTGAGGGCCGTTCTTCCGTGGTGGTACGTCAACCTGACGGAAGACGAGGTCGGCCCTGGTGCCGGGTGCACGTGGTGGTGCTGGGTGGAGTACCCTGTTGGGGGGACGGCGGTCGCGCTGGCGCATGGCGGGTCGACGACCCTCACGGCGGCCGATCTTTCCAACGCCTGGGCCGAGGCCGACATCGACATCCCGGCCGGGGCCTACTATCGCGTCCATCTCAAGATCGACCGGGGGGCCTCGGGCCTGATCCCGCAGAACACGCACGCGGCGGCCATCACCTCGGATCGGTATGCGCTCACGACGAATGCGCAAAACTACACGCCCGGCTCTGCCACGTCCGCCGGCACTTCGGCAGGCGTAAACGCGGTCACGCCGATCCTGCTCGGTTATAGCACGGACACCACGCCTGCATTTATCGGTGTTGGCGATAGTATTCTGCACGCCATCGGGCTCCGTTCTGACTGGTCTACTGGTGCGGATGCTGACGGCAACATCAGCTATTGGGACAAGCTGGTCTGCCAGTCGAGCTATGACTGCCTCAATTTCGGGCGCTCCGGATCGCAGGCCAGCGTGCTCTATAACAGCGGCAACCCGGCGAAAATGGCTAAGCGCCTGGAAATTATGGCGATGTGCGGCCTCCGCCCGATCGTCGTCAACGAATTGGGGCACAACGACCTAGGGGCCTCCATCTCGGCCTTGCAGGGCTACACCGAGGGCCTCAACAGTTTCTGGGCGTCGATCGCGCGCGAAACGATCATGACCACGCTCACCCCGTGGACTGGGAATCCTTTCGACGCTGGTACGCAGGCTGATCTCTCCAGCGGCAAGATCGCGACCTACAATGCACTGGTTCGCGGCGGCTCCATTGCTGGCGCGAGCACCTCGAAATACATCGACCTCAACGCGGCAACGCGGCTGGGTTCGAACGAACTGCTCTGGAATACAGTCGGCGGCAACTATACCGGCGACGGCATCCACCCCAATGCCTATGGCGACAATCAGGCCGCAGCGACCCTGCGGACGCTGACCAGCGATATGGCCACCATCGCCGCCTGAGCGCGGCCCACTCCTGACAATCTGAGAGGTCCCCATGGTTGCGAGCAATTTCGCGCCGTCGCTGGCGGCTGTCCTGGTGCACGAGGGCGGCTACTTCAACCATCCCCGCGACCCCGGCGGCCCCACCATGAAGGGCGTCATCAAGCGGGTCTATGACGACTATCGCCGGTCCAAGGGCCTGCCCACGCGTGACGTGCGGCAGCTTGAGGAAAGCGAGCTGCAGGAGATCTACCGCCGGCGCTATTGGGACCTGATCCAGGGCGACAAGCTGCCCGCCGGCATCGACTACGTGGTGTTCGACGGCGCCGTGAATTCCGGCCCGGCGCAGGCCACCAAGTGGCTGCAGCGCGCGCTCGGCATCGCGGCGGACGGCGTGCTTGGCCCGGCGACGCTCGCCGCGCTGGAGCGTGCGGAGGACCACGACGCGGTCATCGCCGATATCCAGGCCCGCCGGCTCGCCATGCTGAAGAACCTCAAGACCTGGGACGTGTTCGGCAAGGGATGGGGTCGCCGCGTTGCCGAGGCGAAGCAGCTCGGGCAGGCCATCGCCTCCGGCTCGGTGCACCTGCCGATGCCCACGGCCACGGCTTGCGGCAAGGCCTATGCCTCGTCCGCCAAGTCGCCTCCGCCGAAGGCCATCGGCGACGCGCTCGCCGCCGGCGGCACCGTGACCACGGGCATCACCACGGCGACCGATGCGCTCACGCCCCTGGCCGACAAGAGCGACACCGCGGCGACCGTGCTCATGATCCTCATGGTGGTCGGCGCGCTCGTGGGTGTCCTCGGCTTCGTCTATCGCGAGTGGGCGAAGGCCAAGGCGGCGGAGATCATGGACGCCCTCGACCTCAATGCGCCGGACCTCGGCACCTCGGCCGAGCCGGACGGTGCGGTGCCGGCATGACCGCGCTCGTCGCCCTCCTCTCCGCCAAGTGGGCGGCGGCGCTCGGCCTCGGCTGGGCGCTGCCGGCCGCTGCGGCGGGTGTGAGCCTCGTTGCGACGCTGCTGTGCGGCGGGGACTGGTGGCTCGCGCTGATCGTCTCGGCCGGCGTCGCCGGCTTCGTGGCGCTCTGGTCGGCGCTCGGCCTCAAGCCGGCCTTGGCCTGGCTCGCCGGCGCCGCGGCCCTCGCCATCCATCATCTCGGCGTGCGCAAGGGCGCCGCTCAACAGGCCACAAAGGAGCGGGCCAATGCAGACCGTGCCGTCCAGCAGGCGGAGCGCGCGCGCGCTGACGCTGATCGCCGCAATTCTGACCCTGAGCGCCTGCGCGACGACGACGGGTTCCGGCGGGACTGACGTTTTCTGCCGCGCGGCGAAGCCGGTGCGGTGGTCCGTCAGGGACAGCGACGACACCATACGTCAGGCCAAGGCCCACAACGCCGTTGGGCGCAAGCTGTGCGGGTGGCGCTGATGGCCGATCTTCCGCCCGATCCCACCGTGCTCGGCGTCAAGCTGGCGCACCTTCTCGCCGGCGCCGCCGGCGGCCTGGCGCGCTCACTCACCCGGCCCGGCGGCTCGCCTCTGCGCCATCTCTCGACGGCTGTGGTGGGCACCATCGTCGCCGGCTACTGCACGCCGGCGGGCGCCGCCTTTGCCGCGCGCTACCTCGCCTCGCCGGAGATCAGCCCGGCGTCCTTTGAGGGGATGGTGGGCTTTGTGCTCGGCCTCATCGGCATGAGCCTGTGCGACGCGCTAATGCGCTGGGCGCGCATCTGGCGCGACGGCTCGCCGCCGACCCTGCCGCCCTTGCCGCCGCTCCTCAAATGAGCGGCGGCCCGACGCCGCATCCCGATGTCGGCCCCTATATCGTGCGGACGCCCGGCCGGGTGGAACTGGTGGTGCCGCTCGCCGATGGCGACGGGCGCCAGGTTCTGCGCGTCCCGCTCCGCCGGCGCACGGGCCTGATGATGGCGGCCGACCTGGTGGCGGCGGCGCGGGACGACTGGTGCGAGCCGCGCCGCGCGCCGGAGGATGCCGCGCCGGAGCCGTTCATCGGCTTCGCGGGAGAGTAAGCCTAAGCGCTCTCCCACATCGCAGCTATGAAGCGGCAAGCATTCTCCATATCAGCCATTCGGCGGGTGACGGCGGGCGGGGCGATGAAAACTTCGCCATGCTGCACGTCGATCGACATGCAAAGCCGGTTGGATACGGTCCGAGTGCCGGCGAAGTGGTCCCCGATATGGCGGCTCGCCATGGTCGCCACGTAGAGGCCCATTTCACGCCTTTTGTCCCGCGCCGCATCACTGTCGCCGACATCCTGCGTCAGGCGAAGGACAGCCCCACCGATCTGGTGCGCGCCGCCTCGCGCCACACCGTGCACCAGCAACTCGGCTCGGATTGAAACTTCAACGCCGGCCAGGTTGATCTTGGGCTGATCGGGCGGGGCGGCATGGAAGTCGAAAGCCCCCAAGGAGTTCTGCATCTGCTGGAGTGCATGCAGCACCTCGATCGACTGACGTGCGTCATCCTGGCGGAGCGGGCTCTCCGCTGGATCGGAGGCGCGCTGATCGAACATCGCCTCGGCTGCGACGATGTGATTCACAGTGCGTAGAGGATCCGCCAAGTATGCTGTAACAACCGGTCGAACGTCGCGGTACCGGATGATCGGAGCGGCTGGCGGCGTCTTCGCCCGGCGGATGATGCCCATCCGCGCGGTGTCCGATGAAACCATGAACTGAGCCAGATCGTTGACGGATATGCGCGGCGTTGGCCGCTGAGCCGGAGCACGGACCATGGATGATATCCTCGGAAGCGCCAAGCTGGGCAATGGCCGCAGTATTCACGTAGCGACGCTTTCCCGTCAAACGATTATTGACGCAGGAGCACAACACCTTGGGTTCGGTGGCTACTTCCTTTTTGAAGTGGCGAGCGATCAGGCAGTAGGCAGCATCGATGTGCTGGGAAAGGTGGCCTCGCTCGAAGCAGCATTCCGGCTGCTGGATATTTGGCAGGAGCATCGCGTCGCCGCATAGGCGGCGGGGAGTGAGCCGGGCGCGCCGCGGGGGAGCGACCGCCCGACTCCCCGCCTACCCGGTCAGGGCTTGGATAGGCGCGGAGCAGATTACCGGGATAGGGCCTATCGCGCTACCCTGCGCAGAAATCCAAAAAGGGGTTCGCGTTCCGCACCGCCTCGAAGCGCGCCATGATCTCTTGGTGGTGGGTGAGCGCGGCGCCGTCTGCCTGCGCTGCGCCCCCGCCATGTACCTGGATGGTCCAATTGTAGCGGGGCTCGCTGTCGTCGCGCACCACGATGATGGTGCCGGGCGGGAGAGGGCCGATCTGACGGCGTAGCGCATTCTCAATAGCCGTGCGGGCGTCGGCTGGGGTCATCATGGGGATAGCCTCAGGCGAAAGCGGAGCAGCACCGAGATCGTTGCACCTTCCTCCCTCGTGAGGCAACCATAGCCCGTGCCCCGCTCTCCTCCGGCAGGGCGGCTTTTGCCGCTTCAGGCCTCGTCTTTCCGTATCCCGCGCGCCACAATTTGCAGGGCGCCGGCGGGCAGGGGACGTTGCAGCGCCTTGGCGTCCTCCCATGGCGCGTTCATCCATGTGTCGATCTCCGCAGCCTCCCTAAGGATCACTGGCATCGCCTTGGGGTGCACGCTCGCGACGGGCTCACTCGGCTCGCAGGTGAGGAAGCCGTAAATGTCGAGTGTCTCCACGCCCGTCTTGATCTTCCGCACCGAGGTCCAGCCGCCCGCCCAGATGCCGGCAAAGAAGGCCAGCGGCCGCTCTTCCGACAGCGCGAACCAGATGTCGCCGCCGGCGGCCTTGTTGTGCTCGCTGAAGCTGGTGAAGGGCACAAGGCAGCGGTGCGCCGGCGCGAGCCAGCGCTGCCAGTGGCGACTCGCGGTGTTGCGGATGTTCGTGGTGCCGCTGTCCGGCTCCAGCCGCAGCAGCTCCTTGAAGTCCACCTCCTGGCCCTTGGCCTCGAGCTTCGCCGCCCGCTTCTTCGCCGCCTCCATCAGCGCGAATTGCGAAGAGGGCATGCCCCAGCGCGCCATCGCCAGCTCGCGCACCCCATCTGCTCCCGTCCGCACGATCGGCGCGGAATAGTCCGGGAAGATGCCGGGCAGGGGAGGCAGGTTGCCCGTCGTGTCGCGCATGGCGCGCGAGAGCGCGAGGATCGCCGCCTGCCCCTTGGTGAGCGAGTACAGATTGCACATTGGTCACCTCGGATACCGGAAGCCCTGCACGTAGCCCAAAGCGTCCGTCATTCGGCCGAGCTCGGCGGATGCCTCCTCCGGCGATAGCGGCGCCCCGCAGCGCTGACACCTATAGCGAATTCGCCTCACCGGGATATCCGGAAGGTACTCCAGCCAAAGGTGCACCGTCATCTGGCAGTGGTAGACCGCCAGGTATTCGTAGCCGGCGGCGCGGGCCTGGCGAGGGGTGAGGTCGGCGGGGTCCATGGGCCTGAGCCTATGGCAGAACGAAAAGGGAACAAGATGTGCCGACTCCTGTGCGTCCGGAATTCTCCGTCTGTTCTGTCAGGTCCGGATTGTCGCAGGCGTACTGGTTTGATTATGCGCAGGAAAATGGCTGGGGCGGGAGGATTCGAACCTCCGAATGGGGGAATCAAAATCCCCTGCCTTACCACTTGGCTACGCCCCAACGCGGCGGCGGAACATATCTTCGGTCGGGCGGCATGTCCAACTGCCGGCGGCGGCCGTCCACCGGCCGTTGCGTCAGGTCGAAAAGCGGCGGCCGGACTGCATTCTGGCATCGATTTTCCACCGCATTGTGCAGTAGGTTGCAGCGCTGCGCAGATCGCGCGGCCTTTCGGGGAGAGCGCGCAATGACGTTGCGCATCGCACTTTATGGCGCCGCCTGCGGCGCCGCCCTCGCCATGAGCCTGCCCGCCGCCGCCGAGACGCCCTCCCGCCAGCAGCAATGCGCCGCGGAATGGAGCAAGGCGAAGGATGCCGGCAAGGTTCCGGATGGCATGACCTGGCCGAAGTTCTACAGCGAATGTGCCGCCCGCCTCGGCGCGGCTGCGGCCGGAGCCGGCGCCGCACCGTCCGCGGCGCCGCCGGCGGCCGCG